TTCAACAGTTTCCGCAGCCTTCTCGGGCTCGCGGGCGGCAACGAGGCCCCCACCTATGCCAGCCTGTATTCGGGCGATTGGCAGCATCCTAAATGTGGTGGTCATGGGTGAAAACCGGATAGGCATGGCGTGATCAAGGAGGTGAGGGCGTGAACCACTACGAGCAAAAGCAGGAAGCCCGGCGCCAGCGCCTGGAGGCGCGGGCCGAGCAGCTCCGGCAGGTCGGGCAGGCCAAGGTCGACCGGGCGCACAAGATGGCCGAGGCCATTCCCTTCGGCCAGCCGATCCTGATCGGCCACCACTCGGAGAAACGCGACCGGAACTATCGGGGCAGGATCGAGGGCGGCTTCCGGAGCGGCTTCGCCGACCTGAAGGCTGCCAAGGAGATCGAGGCCAAGGCTGCCGCGGTCGGGTCGGGCGGGATCAGCTCGGATGACCCGGAGGCGGTCGCCAAGCTCAAGACGGAGCTGATCAGGCTGGAGGCCCGGCAGACGGCCATGGTCGCCATGAACAAGGTGGTCAAGGCCTTCTACAAGCACGGCGTCCGGGACATCCAGTCCGGAGAGGCCTGGGATCGCTACCTCTGTGCCCTGAAAGCTCATGAACCGGCCATCAGCGCCGGCGCCGTCAAGAAGCTCCTGGAGCCGGATTTCGCCGGTCGGATCGGCTTCCCCGACTACGCGATCACGAACAACGGCGCCAACATCCGGCGCATCAAGCAACGGATCGAACTGCTGCAGAAGCAGGCCCAGGCGCAGCCCAAGATCATCGAGAGCCCGGCGCCAGGGATCGAGGAGGTCTACGAGAACGTCGAGGCCAATCGGCTGCAGATCATGTTCCGGGGCAAACCAGCCCCGGAGATGATCCGGGAACTGAAGAGCCATGGCTTCAAATGGGCTCCCTCGGTCGGTGTGTGGCAGCGCCAGCTCAACAACGCCGCCCGATACGCCGCACAGCGGATCGTCGAGAAGGCGAATGCCTGATGGAAATGCTCAGCGCCAAGGGCTCTACGCAGCGCTGCGGCTACAGCAAGCTGGAAATCCACGGGCGCACCGCCGAGCGCGTCCGCGCCGTAGGCGGCGCGGGCGAGTGGCGCAAGCCCATCCACGGAACGGCGGTGTTGATGGCGGCGGACGGCAAGACGGTGCTGGGCCACATCCGCACCCTGGGGATCATGCTGCCCCTGAAGGACCGCCGCTATGCGCTGAAGATCAAGGGCGTCGTCTTCCATAGGGTTCAACCAATGCTGGGCAAGGAACCGATCCGCTCTGACCTCGCGCCTTACGACACCATGGAGGCGGCGCGGCGCGCGGGACTGAAGATCATCAAGCGGATGGAGAAAGCCTGATGCTCAACCGCCCATTCCAGGCCAAGCACACCGTCGCCCGGGCCCTGGGTCCGAACGGCGGCATGGTCTTCACCGTCTGGCCGGTCACCGGAGGGCCGCCGACCACGCGCGAGCTGCCGGTGATGCCGGACCAGTACAACCGCTGGCAGGGCGGCGAGTACGTCCAGGACGCGCTCGCCAACCTCACCGCCGCCGACCGCGAGTGGCTGATGACCGGCATCGACGCCGAGACCTGGGACCGGCTGTTCAAGGAGGACGACGATTGACCCCCGACCCCAAACCTACGCCATCCCTCCCAGGGCCCGATTACCTCGGCGACGGCGTCTACGCCAGCTTCGACGGCTACCACGCCTGGCTGGGCCTCGACGCCGGCCAGCAGCTCATCGCCCTGGAGCCCAGCGTCATCGGCGCCCTGATCGGTTACGCCCGGCGCTGCCACAAGTTGGAGGACTGATGATCCAGGACCCCAACCTCATCGTTGGTCGCCGCCTGCGCCATCGCCGGCGCCTCCTGGGCATGACCCAGGCCCAGGTCGCCAGCGTCATGGGCGTGCGCTTTCAGCAGGTCCAGAAGTACGAGAGCGCGGCCAACGCGCTGACCGTGCCCCGGCTGCTGCAGATTTGCGCCGTTCTCCACATTACCCCTTCGGCCATCCTCGACGGCCTCACTATCGACCCGGAGACCCATGCATGACAACGATGAAACAGGAAATCCGCGACCGCTGGTCCGGCGAGATCAAGTTCACGGCCGAGATCGAAGCTAATCCAACAATGCCCCTTGGCGTCCGTATTGGTCTTGCCGTGAAGTGGGCGATCAAGACCGGGGCCGACCTGACCGGGGCCAACCTGACCAGGGCCGACCTGACCAGGGCCGACCTGACCAGGGCCGACCTGACCAGGGCCGACCTGACCGGGGCCGACCTGACCGGGGCCAACCTGACCGGGGCCGACCTGACCGGGGCCGACCTGACCTGGGCCGACCTGACCGGGGCCGACCTGACCGGGGCCAACCTGACCAGGGCCGACCTGACCAGGGCCGACCTGACCAGGGCCGACCTGACCGGGGCCAAGGTCCATGGCGAGGAGATCAAGCGCCTGATTGCCTCAGCATCGCGCTCGGATGGGTATGTCTTCTATGCCTTCGAGATGATGGCCGGCGGCGTGAAGATCATGGCTGGATGCCGCTGGTTCACGCCCAAGGAATATCGCATCCACATTCGCACCGAGTACCCCGCCACCGACAAAGGTGTGGAGACCGGGCGCATCCTCGACTTGATCGAGGGACGTATGGCGGACCTGGGCATCGTGACTAAGGAGATCGCATGACCAAGGCCAGCCCCACGCGCCGCAACGCCCGCAGGGGCGTCGCGACGAGCAAGTCCGACGTCCCCTTCGATCTCTTCCAGCCCGGCGTCATCACGCCGGTCGACGACGAGCTGATCGACAGGACCATGGCCGAGTTCCCCGGCGTCTCGCGGGAGGACATCGTGCGCCAGTTCGCCGACCTCCAGAACGACCGGGTGTTCATCAACAGCCGCTATCAGGTGAACATGCGCGACGCCCCCGCCATTGCGCCCGGCTGGCCGGACATGATCTACCTCTCCATCAAGCGTCGCGACAAGGAGCGCGTTGGGCCCGAGAAGTACCGCGACTTCATGGCCATCAAGGACCGCCTGATCGGCCCCGAGCACGAGGCCGTGGAGCTGTACCCCGCCAGGAGCCGCGAGTACGACACGGCCAACCAGTACCACCTCTACGTGGTCAAGGACCCCGCCGTGCGCTTCCCGCTCGGCTTCGACTTCGGCGAACGCGTCGTCTCCGAGCACGCGGACGTCGGCGCCAGCAAGCAGCACCCCTTCGACCAGCCGCATCACCGCATCAACACCTGAGGGAGAAGAACATGGGCTACTACATCAATCCGACCGATGGCCGTTCCAAGGAGCGTTGGCTCATGGATGAGGGCAAGACGGCGCCGGGGACGCCCAGGTGGGGCGATGTTCCGGGATCGCATCTGGTCTGTCTGGTCGACAATGGCTGGATGACGGCGGCGGGCATCGTCTTCTCACCCCAGGAGCTTGAAGCCTTCATGCAGCCGGGAGACGATCGGCCGAAGATATGGTTCTGGGTTCCCGACGAGAAGCTGTCGCCGTTCTGCAATCGGTTGGAGCCGTGACCCTCAAATTCACATCGCTGCCGCAGTCCGAGACCGTGACCATCGAGCTGAACCTCCAGGAGAGCGGCACGCTCTGCCACGCCCTCATGCGGATGCTGATGGACTGCGGCTATCCGGGGAAACCACAGCCGGCCTGGGCCATCCTGCTTTACGAAAAGTTGGGGAGGGCCAACGACCAGATCATGGGGAAGCTGGGATGAAACCCAAGTGGCAGCGCAACCGTGACAACGGCGTCCCGCTGGAGGGCGACATCGCCTTTTCTCAGGGCTGGGACTGCCCGACCGCCAATCCCCATGAACAGACGACGGTCGCCCATGTCCGCTGGATCGCGGACTGGTGGCGCGCCAATGCCGACGCCTTCGACTCCCACGTCAACGGCATGACCGAGGACCTGGAAGACCGCGGGGAGACCATCCACCGATGATCGGTCCGTGCCCTATGACCCAGGACGGCCGGCACAGGTTCACGGGCGGTTGGCGCGGCCGGAAGGACGGCGAGACCTCGTGCGCGCTGTGTCACCAGACCTGGGAATTCCGCGGGGGTGACATCCTGCGCTCTTCACATGACTTCCTTTCTTCTTCCGATCAGGCTAAGCTGCCCGGAACCACGACTGGAGAGACCGAATGAAGGCCGGCAAGATCGTCCACCTGACCGATCTGGAGGAGCGCCTTCTGGCGCTGCTGCCCGAGGACGGCCGGCGCGTCTCCACGGCCGACCTCGTGAGGCTCTACTTCAGGGGCGAGCCGGAGCCGCCGATCAACGCCAACACCATCGTCCGCGGCCGACTGGACATGATCGCCAGGAAGCTGCGTCACAATGGTGATCCACGCATCATTCGGAAATCCAACCGCGCCGGCCCCCACCCCGTCGAGTTCTGGATCGAGAAGGCGGCATGACGATCACCTATCCAACACCCAAGCGCGAGGGATGGTTCTGGGCCAAGCTGGTCCATCCCACCCGTATGCCGCCCGGCGAGGACTGGGCCTCCGTGGATTGGGAGATTGTCCAGGTGATCGAGAACAGCCTGGACGACGACAGCGAAGAGAAGTGGGGCGTCTCCGTGAACGGCGTCAGTCCGCTGCAGTGGCCACAGGACTTCGTCTGGGGCCCCGAGGTCGTTAGGCCGGCGGAGCTGGCATGAGAATCATTGTCTGGCCTGACCGTGGTCATGCTAAGCCGTGGAAGCCGCGTGCCCAGCGTCAGCGTGGCTATCGGGCCGGTGAGCTCGTCAGCTACAAGGGTGAGGAGTGGGTCTGCGTCAACACGCACCACAACCCCGTCTTCGAGCCGGGAACGAATAGCGTTCCACTGTGGTGCAAGGTCCTGCGGTGACCAAGGTCTACACGCCGCCCTACCAGCCGCGGGCGCATCAGGCGCGGGCGCTGGCCAGGATGGAGGGCAAGGAGGCCTTCGCACTCTTTCACGCACAGAGAACGGGCAAAACGGCGACCATACTTAGTGACTTCGGCCGCCTGGAGCTGGCCGGCAAGGTGTCGGATTTCCTGGAGATCAGCAAGTGCAGCGTCTACGCCGACTGGCGCGACGCCATGTTCGGCAATCCGGCGAACAACACGCCCGGCCACCTCTCCGCGGACCTCGCCAAGCGGATCATGGTCCATGTCTGGCGCTCCGATGGCGGCAGGACCCACGAGAAGGCGCTGAGACGCTTCCTGGAGGAGACCGAGCGCCCGCGCGCCCTGATGATCAACGTCGAGGCGCTGTCGTCGGTGCAGAGGGCCAGGGCCATGGTCCTGGAGTACCTCTCCCAGCGGCCCGGCAAGCGCTATGGGGTCATCGACGAGAGCCTTATCATCGGCAACCCCTCCTCGGCGCGGACCAAGTTCATCAACGACAAGGTCGCCCCCCTCTGCGACTACCGCCGCATCCTCTGCGGGTTGCCCACGCCCCGCGACCCGCTGCAACTGTTCGGCCAGATGTGGTTCCTGGACTGGCGGATCATCGGTCAGCGCTCCTTCTACGCCTTCCGCGCCCGCTACGCGGTGATCCGCGACGAGTGGTTCGGCGGTCGGCGCGTGCCCGTCGTCGTCGGCTTCCGGAACCTGGAGGAGCTGCAGGAGCGCATCGCCCCCTACATGGACCGCGTCCTCCTGGAGGACGTCTACGACATGCCTCCGAAGACCTATTCGGTGCGCAAGGTCAGCCTCACCGACGAGCAGAAGAAGCTCTACGCCGAGATGAAGGCGTTCGCGACCATGTCCCTCTCGGCGGAGGAGCACGTCACGGCCACCATCGTCATCGTCCAGGTCATGCGGCTGCACCAGCTCCTGTGCGGGCATGTGGTCGATGACGCAGGCGTCGTCCACCACATACCGACGAACCGGACCAAGGTCCTGCTCGACGTACTGGAGGAGTACGACGGCAAGGCCATCATCTGGTGCGCCTATGACCACGAGATCAGGGCCGTACAGGCGGCGCTGGAGGCCGAATACGGCGTCGGCAGTGTAGCCCGCTGGTGGGGTGGCAACCGGTCCACGCGGGACGCCGAGGAGGCCAGGTTCAAGACCGATCCGAATTGTCGCTGGATGCTGGCCACGGAAGCTGCGGGCGGCCGGGGACGCGAATGGTCCTGCGCCGACCTTGTCGTGTATTGCTCGAACAGCAGGAGCAACGACGACCGCCAACAATCCGAGGATCGCGCCCAGGCCGTGGGCAAGACCCGCAGCGTGGGCTACATCGACCTCGTCGCCTACCACGACGACGGCAGCGACACGGTGGACGGCAAAATCCTCAAGTCCTTGCGGGAGGACATGTCGCTGAGCGACGCCGTGACTGGCGACAAATGGCGCGAGTGGGTGCTCTGATGGGCGCGGTCAAGGCGTGGTGGATGGACCTGCAGGCGCTCCCCCAGTACCGGAAGGGCTGGGACGACGAACTGGGCGGGAAGGTCCACATCAGCATCGCCGACATGGACCGGTTCGAGTGGACCGTGGATCAGCGCGAGGCCTACAGGCTCGGTCGGCGCGAATGCCGCGAGGAGCGCCAGCCGCGGTACGGCGAGCCGTAGTGCGACAACACGTCTAGCTGCGCCGTGGGCGCAGCGGGGTTTTCATGGTGGAGGGAGGGGCCGATGCGACTGGTCGTGTTTGGATGTCGGGACTGCAGGGATCGCGAGCTGGTCTGGGACGAACTGGACCAGTTCGTGCTCAACGATTCCCTGGTCTCCTCCATTGCCAACCTGATCATCATCTGCGGCCACGACCCCTGGGAGCCGCACCACCAGGGCGTGGACCAGCTCGCCTACGAGTGGGCCAGGGCGCGCCGCGTGCCGGTGGCGACCTTCCCGGCGCCGTGGCACAGGCTGGGCCTTAGGGCCGGGCCGGCGCGCAATGCGCGGATGCTGGACATGCACCCCGACCATGGCCTGCAGTTCCCCGGCGGCCGGGGCACGGCCAACATGCGCGACAACCTGGACGCCGCGGGCGTGCCGGTCACGGAGGTACGGGCGTCCTGATGGGCAAGCGCAGCGACTTCAAGCGGCGGCCCAACGACTTATACGAGACCTGGGACCGAAGGGCGGTTGAGACGCTCGCACCCCACCTGGACCCCAACACCAAGTTCGTGGAGCCGTGCGCCGGGTCCGGCGATCTCGTGGATCAGCTCATGGCGTTGGGACACTTCTGCCTGGAGGCCTACGACATCGATCCAGGAAGGGAGGACATCGTCCGGCACGACGCCCTGAAGTACAGGCCGAAGGGGATGGACGCCTTCATTACCAATCCACCATGGTCAAGGCCGCTCCTCCACGATCTGATCGTCCATCTCTCCGACATCGCGCCGACGTGGCTGCTGTTCGACGCGGACTGGATTCACACCCGCCAGTCGGCCCCCTTCCTGGACAGGCTGACGGACATGGTTTCGGTGGGTCGTCTGCTCTGGATCAGGGGAACCACCATGAGCGGGAAGGACAACTGCGCTTGGTATCGATTCGACCGCCCGATCATTCATGATGGGACGATGCCCTTCAGGTTCTATGGGCGCAGGCGTGATCCGTGAGTCGCCACCACTTCATCACGGGCGGACACATCGATCTCAACGAACACCTGGAGGGTCGCCTGTCCGAGACCCTCCAGCGGCATGCCGAGCGCTACGGGGCGCGCCGCGAGCAGCTCCTGGCGGCCATCGTCGCCCGCGTCCTGATGGACGACCTCGTGGACGCGGTGCTCGACGAAAAATAAGGGATTTATATATTTGACTCCCTCGGAAAATGAGGGTATATATCTACTTGTCAGGTCGGAAACGGCCACGCAAACAAGGAGATAGAGATGTTCAAGGTCGCGCATAAAACCGAAAATATGGCCCAGCCGTCCTACCTCTGCGTCCACGGCCAGTTCGGCACGCCGCATCGGCTCAATACCCTCAAGGCGAAGGTCTACAAGACCGAAATGGGAGCGGCTCGGGCGGCCATGAAGTGGAACGGGGTCTACGAGGATTACGCCTACGTGGAGGCCGCCCAATGAGCGGCTATGATCCCGAGTTCCCTCAATACGCGCGGTTCGCGGTAGTTGAGGACTATGGCCACACGGAGCAAAAGACACTCCGTGCCGACTTTCTCACTGCCAAGGATGCCGAGGGCTGGATTCAACGCACGGTCAACGACGGCGAGCGGCGTGGTCGTGGTCTGGCGATTTGTGGGGTGAGGGCTGACGGCTTTCTGTCGTTGAGCCTATGAGCAGGTCCACCATCTCCACCTTTGAACTGTTCAAGCTGTTCCCCGACGCGGAGGCCGCGCGGGTCTATATGGAGGGCAAGCGTTGGCCGGACGGGGCCGTCTGCCCCGCCTGTGCCGAGGCCAAGCGGATCACGACCCGCAAGGACGGCTTCTATCGCTGTAACGCCTGTAAGACGGACTTCACCGTTCGCACCGGCACGATCTTCGAGCGGTCCCACATCCCGCTCCATAAGTGGGTCTACGCCATGTATCTGCTGGTCACGGCCCGCAAGGGGATCAGCAGCCTTCAACTCGCCAAGCAGATCGGCGTGACCCAGAAATCGGCGTGGTTCATGCTCCAACGGCTCCGCGAAGCCTGCGGCAACGATCCGACCGTGTTGAGCGGCTTCGTCGAGATCGACGAGATGTATGTCGGCGGCAAGGAAGCCAACAAGCACAAGGGCAAGAAACTCAACGCCGGTCGCGGCGCGGTCGGCAAGACGGCGGTCCTCGGGATGCGCGAGAAGGGCGGCAGGACCAAGGCTGGGGTCATCCCTAACACTTCCGCCAACACCCTTCACAAGGCCGTCCACGGGCATGTGGAAGTCGGCTCGACGCTCCATACCGACGAACACGGCGGATACCTCGGGCTCGACGGGCTGTTCTACACCCACGAGAGCATCAACCACGGCAAGGGCGAGTATGTCCGCGACGACGTTCACACGAACGGGATCGAGAGCGTCTGGGCGGTCATGAAGCGCGGCATCCATGGTGTCTACCACCACGCCAGCCCGAAGCATCTGGACCGCTATGTGAGCGAGTTCACGTTCCGCCTGAACGATGGACGGGTTGAGCGTCACACGCTGGACCGTCTCGCCAGCCTCCTGTTCGCCGCCACTGGCCCGCGCCTCACCTACAAGGACTTGATCGCATGACCGAGATTTTGAAAGCCCTCGACGGGATCGTTGACCGTGTTCTCGCCTACCGCCCGAAGGACAAGGGCCTCGCTGCGGAGAAGATGCGGAAGCAGATCGAGCGCGCTCAACGCAAGGCCAAAAAGGACTTGGGGGAGTGAACTATATAAGTCCCAAAAATAATCGTCCGGCCTGGACGAGAAATCACTTTCTTTTTCTTCCAGAGACGCTATCTTGTGACTCGGAAGGAGACTTTTGGGAATGCCCTCGCAGGAGTACGAAGGAGCGAGAGAAGCTCATAATACCGCCTATGAGGCCTATCAAGAAAGGGCCGCGCTTTGGCGCTCGGGACAGTTGTCCCAGGTGGAATTTGGTCGCGCTCTTGAAGCCAAGAAGGCCGCAGATGCCGCCTTTGATGCGGCTTTCGCCGCTGAGCAGGATCGGCCCGAGGAGTTCCTCATAGAGCCCCAGGAAAACCCACAACGGGAGCTGTTCTGATGATTAATGATCGCAGTCCATATCCGCGCTACTTCAAAACCCCAGAGGGAAGGCCGGTTGGCCTCCGTGCAATGGCCAACGCCTTGAGGGTGATCAGATCGAATCCAGACACTGAATATCCCGGTTGGAATTGGTTCCCGACACCTGGACATTTCATCCTGAAGGAATTCCGCCGGGGACTCAATGACCGGATCAATCAGAGAGGGGCATTGGCATGAGCTTCGCCGCCCACAACCACATGATCGAGCGCGCCAACGCCGAGATCGATGCGATCCGCGCCGCCGGCCATCAGGCCAACGGCCGGATCATGGCCCAGGGCGTCGAGATCGAGATCGTCCGGATGGGCTGGCGCGAGCCGGAGGTCAGCTACCTGATCATTCCGTACCAGGAGAAGGCAGCGTGATCCAACTCACCTACTCAGGCGTCGCCTTCTGGAAGGACCGCCAAGCGGGTCGCTGGACCAGCGCACTCATTCCGCCCCAAAACCCCTACCTCGCCGATGACGGCAAGGTGCATCTGCGGGAGGCGGCGACGTCGTGAGCCGGGAGGACTACCTGTCGTCGAACCTGGGCAAGGCGCGCACCACGATCTCGCGCGCCATGCATCAGGCCGACGTGATCAAGGCGCGGCTGGACTTGGTCGCCCAGGCGCTCTCCCTCGGGAGGGGCGAGGGCTTGGCGGCCTATCGGGCGCGGGAGAGCGTCCAGGACCTCAGGATCATGCTGGCCGAGCTGGAGGCCCTCGTGGACCTGCACCTCGCCGAACAAAAGAAAGAAAGTGATTGACGCCCTCCGCGCATCGGTCTAAGACTGATTCACGGAAGGAGAAGTCAATGGCCAAGGAAATCTGCCCCGAGTGCGGCGTCCAGCACGAGCCCGCCCATGTCCTGGCGGTGTTCTGCTGCGCCGAGCACAAGCGGGCCTGGAACAACCGGATGCTGAAGCGGGGCGCGCCCCTGATGCTCCAGCTCCTCGCGTGGCGGCGGAGCCGGCACCTGAAGGGCGACCCCATCGGCAAGATCGCGCTGACGGAGCTGTGCCTGGAACTGGACCGGATCATCGCCGAGGACCGGGCGGCCGGACGGCCCGACCCCGCGGAGCTGCTGAAGAAGCGGATGCGGCGGCAGGGCCTGGGCGCGCTGCTCAAGGTCGAGCCCAAGGCGAAGGCGGCGAAGGTCGAGGAACGGAAGGAGGCGGCATGAGGGAAGCCGACATCATGCACGAGAACGGCGCCTACTGGGTGGCGCGCGACAAGACCATGACCGGCGAGCCCTGCTACGCGGTCTACCGTCCTGCGCCCAGCGGGACGCACTCGACCGGCGACAGCGCTTACCCTAGGACCCCGGACGGCCTGTCCCTGGCCAAGGCTCGTTGTGACTACCTCGCCAGGAGAGAGGCGCAACGTGCCGAAGCGCAAGCCTGAACCCCGGCGCGTGTCGCGCGGCGTCCGGATCGAGCAGCCCGACGACGAGGTTGTCATCGTGACCGGTGGTGGCCGGAATCAGGGCAAGTCGCTGACGGTCGAGGCCATGCGCGACGTCATCCTGAAGGCCAGGAAGGGCGGCCGGCGCTGGCTGATCCACAACGGCGGCGGAAGGGCCGTGGAGCTGAAGGGAGGGAGATGATGCCGAAACCCGTGTGCGTGAAGTGCCGGTGCTTCTATCGGCCCAAGCAGAACGGCTTCGCCTGGATCGAGGGCAAGCCCCACGGCGGCGCCGTCCGCGTCGAGCGCGACGAGAACGTGCGCGGCCTGCGCTGCCCGGACGCCTGGACGCCCTACAAGCTCTGGAATTCGGACCTCTGGGAGTGCCCGGACTGTGGCCATGAGATCGTGGTCAGTCACGGCGCAGGGCTCATCGCCGAGCACTACGAGGAACGATTCGCCGCCGAGGTGGCGCGTCATGGCGCGGAGCTGCAGGTCAATGACTGCTGAGATCGTCAGGTTCCCAGGACACAGGCTCTACCGCTGTCCCGGCGATCATGAGGATGGCGGGTTGCCCTGCTGCTACTGCAACGGCGGCTTGGCCTTCTGCGTCGTCTGCAAGGGCGTCGAGGCGGAGTTGCCGACCGAGTGTCCCGGCGAACCGATGCACGGGGACACTTGCGCGGCTGTGATGAACGGCCACCTGGACTTCCGGTGCGGGGCCTGGGTGTGCGTCTCCGAAGAGGCGCGGCGACCGGTCACGTAGGAAAGCACTTTCTTTTTGTCTCGCTATGGTGCAGCATGGCTGCGCAATCGGAGGAGGCTGACATGCGGGCATTGATGGACTTCACCTGGGCCGTGGCCCTGTTCACCCTGGGCGCCGCGCTGATCCTCGGCGGAGGTCACTGATGGCCAAGCCCATCGGTCCCGGCATGTGCGTGCGCTGCGTCCGGACCTGGAAGTCCATGGGTCATGTGACGCGCCATGACGTCACCCAGGGCGCGATCTACTTCGTGGAGAGGGTCGACGTCTGGAGCCATGGCGTCTGCCCCATCGACGCCTGTGACCGGGCCGTGGCGCTGCGCGAGCGTCCCGCCGTCATGTCCAGCGGTCACCGCGTCGGCTACTGTATCTCGCTGTTCGCGCCCCTGGACGACGGCGACACCTCGCTGGTCGAGGATGAGATCGACCAGGACGCCAGGGAGATCGCCTGATGGCCATGATGCGCGTGATCGTCGCGGGACAGTCCAACGCCCTCGGCTTCCTGAACACCGGCCCGGCGCCCTACACGCCCGACGCCCGCGTCCAGATTTGGTGCGACACCAACGGCGACGGCGTCCCGGACGCCTGGAACTACATGCTGCCCGGCTCCAACACCGGCACGCTGGCCAACCCCGGCGTCTGGGGTCCGGAGGTGGAGTTCGCCAACCAATGGAAGTCCAAGAACGTGTCGTCGAGCGACTCGCTCTGGATCGTCAAGGCCGGCTGTGTGAAGGGCTCCACGGGCCTCGCCAGGAATGACGGCGTGGGCGTCCTGGACTGGTCGCCGGAGAGCACGGCGGAATTGTTCAAGACCGCCCACGACACCACCCAGGCGGCCATGGCGGCGCTGGCCGGCGGCCAGTACGCCTTCACGGCCTACGACTTCTGCATGTGGATGCAGGGCGAGCAGGACGCAACCGACCAGACCGCGGCCGACAACTACAACACCAACCTGCGGGACTTCCTGGCCCACGTCCGGGACCCCACCGTGGGCTGGTCGGTGAACAGGGTGGGCGTCGGCCGCATCAATGCGCCGCTGACCACCTACGTGCAGACCGTGCGGCTGGCGCAATGGGACGTTTCCACCGATGACCCGGCCAATTCGCCGGGCTTCACAACCAAGGACCTGCCGCTGCAGCCCGACAGCCTGCACTACACCGCCGCGGGCCACGTGGCCCTGGGCCGGCGCTTCTGGGACGCGTTGCAGGGACCGTGACGTGGCGCTGATCATCATCAAAGGCGACGATGGAATGGGCCATCTGGTCCATACGTCGCAGATCAGGCGGAAGGCCTCACGATTCATCTCGGTGTTCGACGCCGATGGGCGCCGTCCGGCACGAGCTGTCGGAGACTGGTGGGACGTCTGGGACCGCATCGATCAGGAAAAGGGAAAGATATGAAGATCACGCTCTGCGGCTCGACGCGGTTTGGGCAGGCGTTCCGGGACTGGGACGTCATCCTGACCAAGGCCGGGCACACGGTCTACACGATCTGCCGCATGGAGGGAGACGCCTCCGAGGAGGAGAAGCGCCGCTTCGATCTGGTCCACCAGGACAAGATCAACCACTCCGACGCCATCGTGGTCCTCAACGTGGACGGCTACTACGGCGAGAGCACCACCCGCGAGATCGAGTGGGCCCGGATGCATGGTAAGACCGTCTACTGGCTGGAGAATCGACCAGCCGTCTCCGGCCGCGTCCTGGGGCCCTCGGTCTGGACGATCTACGACCTCTTCGACGGGGGCGCGATCACCGCCCAGGCCTTCCTGGACGCCACGCCCGAGGCCAACAAGTACGTGGCCGCCGCATGAGCGCCGATCCCATCCGCATCGATCACCTCGGCATCCCTATTAAGAAGCCGGAGACGGTGGGCGAACGCATCCGCCGCCTGCAGGCCGAGGCCAGGGCCCTGGCCAGGGATCACATCCGGACTGACGTATCCGACGCCGCGGCGGCGCTGATGGACGTCTGCGCCGAGATCGCCGAGGGCGGCGACGCTTATCCGGCCGGCGTGCGCGACCTCTGCCGGCAGTGGGCCGAGGACCTGAAGGTCAGGACGCGGACCTTGGATGCCATCGTGGCCCGGTCGTCCTAGTGGCCGGTCCCGCCTCGGCCAATGGCTTCGCCTGCCCGAAGTGCGACGCCCGGACCAATGTCAAGGATTCCCGGCAGGACGTGGACGGCAGCGTCCGGCGGCGCCGGGAGTGCTCACAGTGCAGCCACCGGTTCACCACCTACGAGGAAGTCTCCGGCCGGCTTGAGAAGGCCTCCGACCGCGAGCGCCTCAGGCTCTACGAGAGGCTCTTCCCGAAGCTGGTGGCGCTCGCCAACGACATCGATCTCCTGACCGCGGAGCATGACTGAATGACCATCACCGCCAGCGTCGTCCTGGACAGCATCAGTCCGCGGTGCGACCGCCTGACCACCTTCCAGCTCCGCTACCCGCGCTTCATCCACGACGAGCTGCTGACCCACAGGGTCTTCAGCCGCAACGCCTCCTCGGCGCGGGCCATCCCGGTGAAGGCCATGATCGAGGACGTGGAGCGCGATCCGGTCTACCCGACCCACTGGGGCCGCAACATCCCCGGCATGAGCGCCAGGGAGGAACTGACCGGGAGCGCCCTGGCCGTGGCCAAGCGGGCCTGGAACAACGGGATGCAGGCGGCCCTCGGCGCCGCCAGGGCCATGGCCGCAGTCGAGGCCCACAAGCAGTTCGTGAATCGGGTGCTGATGCCCTACCAGCACATCAACGTGGTGGTGACCGCGACCGAGTTCATGAACTTCTTCGGCCTGCGCCTCGACGAGGAGGCCCAACCGGAAATCAGGGTCCTGGCCGAGGTCATGTGGCAGGTCTATCGCGCCAGCCATCCGAACCTTCTGCGGCCGGGCGAATGGCATCTGCCATTCGTCGATGGACCGTACATCAACCGCCTCGACATGCAGGCAGATGGCCACAATTACGCCAACCCGATCAAGGTCTCGGTCGCCCGCTGCGCCCGCGTCTCGCGGCTGTCGTTCAAGACCGGGAGGGCCTCCACGGTCGAGGAGGACCTGGAGCTGTATGACAAGCTCCTGGCGGCCAGCCCGGTCCATGCCAGTCCGGCCGAGCATCAGGCGACACCTGACGAACCCAGCACCATTCCCTATGAACAATGGCGGAATTGGGATCAGCATGGCAACCTCACCGGCTGGCGGCAGTACCGCAAGATGCTGCCGGGCGAGGCCATGGCCCCACTTCCGCCGGAGTACGCCTGATGGGTGCGCGCATCTACGATCCCGAGGAGGAGAAGCGCCTGGGGCTGAAGCCGCTGCCAGACGTCCCTTTCTGCGACGCCGAGCAGGCCGCGACCCTGAACGTCCGCTACTCGGCCGCCAGGGCTCGACACCGCATGGATCACCCCATCATCGAGAGCCTGGACCACGACGACCCGCGTGTGCTGACACCGGAGGAGATCAGGGCCAAGCGCCCCTGAAACGAAAAAGGGCCCCGGCGTGAACCGGGGCCCAGGTGGAGCGCGAAGGACTGGGACGCGCTATCTCAGGACAGAGCGGCAGGCCTCGATGACCGGCTCGGTGTCGTTCATGCGGGCGACGCGGAGAGCCCAGTCGGCCACGATGGCCACGTAGCGCTGGGGTCCATCCATCTGCTCGGCCTGCTCCCTGGTGAGTAGGCCTTCCGGCTTCGGTTTAAGACCGGACGGCACGCAGGACACCGGGACGGGTCTGTCGACCGTCTGGTAGACCACGTGGGTCTCGGGCTTCTGGGGTCCCGCGCAGGCCGTCAGGAGGCCGGCGGCGAGGAACAGGACGATGAGCTTCACTTCAGGGCCTCCGTGATGGCGGCGTCCGCGCTGTCCCAGGCCGCGCATCGATCCTGGCCGTCCTGGGGACGCCACTGGGCGACGTGAACACTGGCGGCGCGCAGGCGCTCGTTCTCATCCGCGGCCCTGGCGAGGGCCTCTGCGCTCTTGGCTGTGATCTCGTCGCCGTATCGGCTGAGCGACTCGATCTCCGCGTTCTGTTGGCCCAGGGAGGCCAGACAGGTCACCTGTTCGTTGCGGGCGCGCCCCATTGCGGCCAGGGCGTCGTCGCGCTGCTGAGCGAGGCTGGGCGGCAGGGCGACATGCCAGAACGGCAGCACGGGCAGCGAGAGCGGCGGATGCCGGTCCCAGGCGGCCATGGCACCGGCCGCCAGGACCAGGGCGCACAGCAGGGTGATGATCCTATCCATGGATCAGGCCCCAGACGAAGCCGGCGACGAACGCCGCCTTGCGGGCGATGAAACTCATGGGCTCCTCCATGAAGAAGGGGCCGCGCTCGCGCGCGACCCCCGGCCCCTCCGTCCCTCGAAGGGGAATGATCACGAGACCTGGGTCTGGGACCCGTCCTCGGCCGTGGTGGCCGGAGCGGCGGGTTCGTCGGCGCCGGCGTCCTGGGTCGTCTCGGCGACCGTGGCCGTGGTGGTGTCAGTCCCGGCTCCGACGTTGTGGCTCGGGTCCAGCGCGGCCTGGACCTTGGCCAGGAGGGCCTGGGTCTGGGCCGTGGCGGCGTCCACCGCAGCGGCGGCCTGCTCGTCGCTCGCGCCCGCATCGGCGAGGGTCTTGGAGACCGCGTCGGCGATCTTCTGCGGCTCGGCGGCCAGCTCGGCCAGGAAGTCGGCGATCAGGGTGTTGACCGCATCGGCCAGTTGACCCTCGGCCTGACCGTTGGCGGCCAGGGCGTCCTGCAGCTTGCTCATCTGTTCTCTCAGTCCTTTGATCGCCGCCAGGATGTCCGCATCGAAGGAGGGCGGCGGTTGCCCCTCACGGTGGAAGTGATGATGGACGTGCAACTCGTGCGTCATCGGCTCCTCAGCCAGCTCAGGATTTTCACCAGAACCGTCCTTGATCGAGGAGCCGCTACTGGGGGGCGTTCACGACGGTCGTAGCCACCCCGGTCACCGTCCCGACCTTCCCGGTCGTGACCGAGTTCTGCGCACTGGCGGTGTGGACGCCGGAAGTGGTGATCTTCAGGCCGATGCGGTCCAGGCCGGTCTTCAGGTAGTTGATCGCCGCCACCAGGGCCGCGTGCTCCGCGGCGGTGAAGGGACCCACGGTCTTGACCCCCATCAGGGAGAGCAGGTTGGCGATCTGGGTCGCCTGATCGTCGGACGATTCCGACAGGATCGGACCCAGCGCCGTCTGGCCGAAGCCCACCAGCGACGAGACGCCGGCCTTGAAGGCCTCGTACATGAGATTGGTCGCGCCCTGGAGGGCCGGCGGGAGATCGGCGATGTTCGCCTGGATCATCGCGCCCTCGTCGGCCATCACCTCGCTGAAGGTGCTCTGACCGGCAAGCAGGGATTCGACGTTGTGGATCGTCTTGGAGAAGGTGGACATGTGGGGTTCCCGAGTTGAGCGGCCACTGTGCCCCAAGATCGGCCAAGGTTCAAATGAAAGAAATAAAGCAGATTGTCTCAGGCATGGAAGAAGACGTGGTTGAAGATCACCGCGTCCTGCTTGTCAGGCGTGGCCCATGGGGCGCGACTGATCCTGGGATTCAAGTAGAGGACAGTCGATGGGGTCAGGCCCGCGAAGGCCGGCCCAGGGGTGAAACTGAGAACGGCATCGTGCTGGCCGCTCTGTTGCGCACCCCAAATCCGGGCATCGACGATGGCGCGCTTGCAGTCGGCCCAGATCGACTGCGCCGAGTACCGGGCGAACTTCTCCTCGGCGCGCGCCTGGGCGTCCTCGGGCGTGTGGCAGACGCGGGTGTAGACGCCGTTGATCATTTCGAACCAGAAGCCCGAGAACTGGTCCTTCCTCAGCACCGTGCCGGGAACCGTGCCGTCACTCTGGTAGCGGAGCACCATGCGGTTGCGGAGCACGATGGCTACCGCCGCCTTGCCCTCGTAGGGCTCCCCGCCGGCCTCGTCGGCGATGCAGGTCGCAAGCAGATCGTCGTCCGTCATGTGACCTCGCACGGACAGGGGATTGCGGGCCCGGAGGCGGCCTGAGGCCCGCAGGAACCGTTTTCGCGGCGACACTCCTGGCCGCGTCCGCCGGGTTATGGCCTGGGCGCGCCGCCGGTCACGGCGCGTACCACATTGCCGATGCCGCTGGGGGCCTGCAGGGCGGAACCCAGCGTGCCCACCACCGTGCCGATGGTCCCCGTGACCAGTCCGACCACGGCCATGGTCTTGGTGATGTCGGCGTCCTTGGACATGATGCTGTTGACAAGCAGGATGCCGATCACGATCACGAGCCCAAGGGCGATGGTCCAGAGGGCCAGGACGATGGCCACGGCGGTGACCAGTTGACCCCAGGCGTCGGGCTTGGGGGGGTCGGCCGCCGTGACCGGCGGCGTGGGGGCCTCGCTCATATTCCATCTCCCTTCGGGGCGGCCTCGCCATAGCCGGCGACGCGGCCCCGCATCAGTTCCTCGATCTCAAGGCGCACCACGCGTAGCTGCGCCTCGCACTCCTGATGACCGGTCTTGGAGGTCCGAAGGTCCTCCTCCAGCTCGTCGATGCGCTTGCGGAGGAACTTGAACTCCTCCACGAAGGCCTTCATCAGCGTGGAGCCGGCGCCGGTCATGGTCTCGCTGGCCTCGCCGATGGCGCGGATCAGCTCGGCCGGCTCCATGGCCTTGGTCTTGTGCCGCTGGGACCAGTGGTTGACCACCGCCCCCAGGCCACTGGACCCGAGGATGACGGCCACCCAGCCGCCAACCGTCTCCAAGCTCGGCATGTTGGTGTTCAACGGCGTCCCCCGATTACAGATGCTGGATCAGAGCGCGCCGAACGATTTTGCGGATCGTTTCACTGGAAGACAGCGGCCGGTGGTGATTGCGCGGCGCAGCTCTTGGTCACATCGAAGTTGGTGCGTCCGTCATTCTTGCAGGGCTGCACTCCGCCGCCGCTGGTACCCGGCATGATCGGACCATTCCAACTTCCATCGGCATTGTAGGCCTTGTTCGTGGATGGATTCAGCACCTGCGAGGGCGTGAACGCCACGATGGCTGCGGCGTAGTTTGTGATGCCCAGGTTCGCACCCCAACCATTGATCACGTTCGGGTACACCGCGCTGTAGGCTGCGGCGTCGGTCGCGCCGTTACCGGTGTAAGCCAGCGTCACGTTGTTGCTGGTCGTCAACGTGCCTGAATTCTTGGTGAAGTCGAAGCCGTTGGCGAGGTTGTGATCCGCCGCTAGGTTGCCCGTAGGCGAAGACTGACCAATGGTGGCCGTCGAAGTGACGGTCTGGGCGATGTTCACAGTGGCGCTGGCGCTCGTACCGTTCCACTGGACGATGCCCCCGGTGATCTGCGTCCCGGCCGCTATTCCGCTGCCGGTGATGGTGTTGCCAACGCCCAATGTACCAGGGTTGACGCCCGTGAAGGTTACCGTCGTGGTCCCATTGAAGGTTGCGGTTGGTGTGCCCTGCCCGAGCTGTAGGTACATCTTCTCGGCGTTGATCGTATAGCCGGGGATCGTCGTATTGGGGGACGTCAACGTGGCGTTGAAGTGGATAGTGGCGTTGTCCCAGTAGGAGAATGCCACGCCCTGCTGATTGAATGAGAAGCAGCCGTTACGCTCGATGTCCGCTCCGGTCATAGGGAATGTGAATCCCGATGTCGGATTGGCCTCGAAGTAGCACTGCACGGTGTCAGGGACACCGCCCAGGCTGGAAGTGTCATTCATGACCATGAAGTTTTCCTTCATGGTCCCGAAATTCACCCCTGCGTGGGTGCTGTCCGCGCCCAGGCTCTGCATGAAATCGATGTGGTTTCCAGCGCGTGGTGACGGGTTGAAGAAGAAGTTCTGCTCGATGTCGTAGTTGCCGTTCGTAAGCGAGAAGAAGTCGTCTTCCAGGTTCCGCGCCACATTTCGGAAAGCCGTCAGACCGCCATTGGACCAGCGGAAGGTGATGCCAGTACCGATGGCGTAGTTGTGGTCCACAGTGCCCGGCCCGTAGGCGTACATGAAGAAGATTTCGGGTCCGGAAAGATTCTTGTTTATCACCTCGCCGCGCGCGTAATGCAGATTCACTCCACCGCCCGTCGCTGTAGTTGTGCTGGGAGCTACGCAGTATTTAGTGGATGTGACCGTTTGATCGATGATGCAGTAGACGTCCCAGATGTCGAGCGGAATGGCGCCAGAACCGATGTTGCCATTATTGGTAGTGATGCCGCCGCCAAAGCGGAATCCGCTCTTCAGTTCAGGGTTGCCGTAGCTGTCGAGTGTCACATGGTTAGACGGATTCTCCGCGATCATCGTGATCGATGTACCGCTGCCCCCACACGCAGACCATCCAGCCGCGGGAGGTTTGATATCGAAACGCAGGTTCGTCGGGTTGAACAATGTCGGATTGACAACATTGTTACCCGCGTCGCGCCAGATGATCGTATCGCCTAGACACGGCGGCGTCGCTGGAGCCGGACTATTGCGCAGTATCTGTCCGACCTGCCATTGCTCAGTCGTCGTGCCTGTTGCGCCAGCATCCGCCTTGGATGTGTTGATCTCACAATTGATGGCGCAGCCACGATTTAGCAGCGTCATCTCGCGCACGGTGTAGGTATTGGCGAGAATGGGCACTTTGACATTGGACGTGCCGCCGGCTGGAATCGTGTGACCGCTGTCCGTGTAATCGGCCACGAAGATATGACAATTGTCCGGGTCTCCTGGTGCGCCGCATTCGTTCAGCATGGTGGCGGCGGCCACCCACGCCTGTCCATAGGTGTTTGCCCCGTTGCGCGGGGCGAGCATGTTTCGATCGTCGATCTTCCAGTGGACGCTGGAGTTGGGAGACGTTGTGCAAGCTGAGACCGACCCGCAGATGACGCTACCGTTCTTGTCGGTGATGGTCGTTATGGCGATGTAACGCAAGGAACCCAGGAGGTCGGGCTGCTTGTAGCCCAACGGGCTCGCGCCGGCTTCCGTCAGAGTCTTAGCCCCAAACGGCACGGTCTGCGTCAGCGGGAAATTCCCAGCCGGTGGTATGTAGATCGGAATGCGGTGGACCGCGGCGCACGCCAACGAGGGCGGCGCCAGGAACGCCACGGTGGCGGCAGATATCAAAAGAAAGCACCTGCTCACTTGCCAACTCCCAGTCCGGTAAGCAGCCCATGCGATACCTGGGGTGCTGCGGCGCCCGCCGCCTTGAGGCTTATGAATACGTAGCTGCCTGCCCGTGCGTTCGTCCAGGTTGGACTGTAAATCACGGCGGAGTTTGACGTCACTGTCTGATAGGCGCAATGCAGGAGGATGTTGGTGCTAGAACCGGTCTGCCAATTGGTCTGCGACGACGGGCTCCAGAGATGAGTCGTGTCCTCCTGCCAGTTGTCACTAGTGCTGCCATTGACCATCCAGGAACAGATGAACAGCATTTCGGGACTGGCCACTGATGCCGCGGTCGGTGTGATTGTGACCGTGTAGCCTGTGCCGCTAGCAATTGCCCCATGACCGGTAACGTCCCTGGGGTCGCCACCTGTGACCCCCGTGATGGAGACAGCCATCATGGCGCCCTTGCCGGTGCCGCTGTTGAAGGTCGTCTTTATCGTGCTGTTGTTATCATTCAGCAGATCAGTCGTCGTGCCATTGCAATAATAGATCGCGGCCCGATGATTCGTAAGCTGGGCACTGTCACCAACAGCGTATGCCCCGCCGCAGTTATTGGTGTTGACAGTCGACCGCTGGTCATTAACGCTTGTAATCGTGGTGGTGCCCGCGATGGCGGTGGCCACGACGACCAACGACCCCACGGGCACGTCGGGCCCAAGCGTGATGATGTTGGTGGCGACTCCGTTGTCGTAGCCGTTTGGCAGCGTCGTCGGGGTGACGAGGTTCGACGGCGTCCCGATGATCGCCTCGGCTCCCGAGGCGACCACAAGTCCCAGTCCCAGCGCGCCACAAAAGAGAATTTTACGCATGACCTAATGAGCCTGGAAGCCCTGGGCGTTGCAGGTTATCGAAGTGATCGATGCACTGGGCGTGAAGGTCAATGCCGTGTTGGCAGCCACGATGAGCGGCACAGGCAGGACGAATGCCGCGCCTGAAGTGGTGGGGACCACAGGAACCTGCGTGCCACTGCCGGTGGTCTCAGTGTCGTTAAGGGTCACATGGACCTCGGTCGTCGCATTGTCGGTGCGGAAGCACTGCACCGCGGCCACCTTTATGCTCACGCCCGCTCCTTGCGCGGCAATGAGCGTGACGGGGCTACTGCCAGTCGTCGTCGCCGTGCCGCGCACGGCAAGTTCCTCGGGCGCGTAGGGTGTGTTGACCAACTTGCCATCCTTGGACAGCATCAGAGCCACCTTCTGCCCGTCCGTCACTGCCGTGGGCAGCGTGGTCGCCGCCCGGCCGCCACCGTTCAGTGGCGCATCATTATCAGCAGTTCCTGACGCCGCGCCGCCTTGCACGTTGAAGGGGTTCGATGCCGACGAAACCGTGGAGCCATTGGCGCCGGCCACCGGCAACGGATTGCCCAGGCCGCCCACGATCAAGTCCAGATCACTCTTAACCGCCGATTGCGTTGCTTCAAGGTTGAAGGCGTTGGTCACGGTCACCGTGCCGCCGGTCCCGCCCCCGATGCTCGGACATCCGGTGTTGCCGACGATGCAGGTCGCGCCGTCGTTGGGATTGATGATGGCCATGGGCACGACGCCCACCGGCTGGCCGCCGGGAGTCGTCACGCCGCCGGGCAGCACGACCTGGGCCTGCACGACTCCGGACATGAACGCGAGGGAGAGCGCCAGGGCGGCGCCCCAGGACTTCAGGAGCATGGGAATTCCTCTGGGGCTTAGGGCCAGAACGTGGCCATGAGCTGACGCATCAGGACGACGATGTTCGGATAGAAGTAGGTGTTCACGGCGCTGGCCACCGGGTGCAGCCCGTCACCAAGGAGCGGAAACATCTCCACGTTGTCGCCAACCATGAGCGTCGCGGCGAGATAGTAGGTCCCCGGTGAGAGGGTGACGCCGCCGCTGCCCGTGGCCGGATTGCCGAAGCCCTGCCACACACCGTTCTTGGCGAACCAGAGCTTGCCCAGGCCGAAGTCCACCGCGGCCCCGATCAGGTCGCCGGGCAGATACGCGCTGTAACTGGCGACGGCTGTACCACCGTGCTGCACGCTGCCGTCGAAGCCGTCGTAGCCGTAGCCGAAGTTGTCGCTGCCCAGGTAGTCACTCAGGGTCGCCGCCGCCGTGCAGACGCCAAAGAAGTAGCCCTTATTGACCGTGGCCGTGGTCATGAACTCCTGGTAGAGCTTGCCGGTGCTCTGCGCCAGCACGCCCCGACCGGTGGAAGACGAGAAAAGCGGAGCCGTGCTGGTCAGGACCTGATTGGCGTTGCCCAGCACCAGACCCGGACCCAGGGCGGCCGGGTCGAACTGCGGCGTCGGCGACCACAGCGTGAACCCGGTGGGGGTGGGGTACTGCTGCGGCAGGCTGCCGTTGGTCAACATGCCGTTCAGGGGCTTTGGCCAACCGCCGGGCACGGTGACCGTGCCGGTGTAGTTGTCGAGCAGCAGGCAACCCAGGCTGCCGGCCAGGGAGACGTCGGCGGAGTAGTAGTTGGGCAGCGTCGTGCGCGCCGTCTGGTAGCTCGACACACTGCTCATCGTCACGATGACGATCACGACGCCGGAATTCCGCGCACGGAGCTGCGAGACCATCGACGTGACATTGACGTTGTGCGTCGAGAGGCTGACGGCCGGGCCGCTCCCGAAGTCCACGCAATCGTTGATGCTTCCGGTCTCCAGGAAAACGTGGGTGGGATTGGCCGCGGTCAGCTCCGGGATGTTGGCCAGGATGTCCAGGCTGGTCCAGCTCCCGTGGCCCATGTTGTAGACGAAGACCGGCCCCTTGCACTCCGGGAAGGTCTGCGCCTGATAGGTGAGGGTCGGGACCCAGTCCGTGGAGAGCCTGCCGGTCGTCAGCGACGATCCGGTCATGGCCCACGCCATGGGCGGCCGAACGAGCGCCATCAGAAGTACCGGTTGAGGGTGATGTCCTGGTAGGCCAGGACGCCGAGCGCGATGACGTCGGCGGTGTCGCTACTGGCGGTGTAGATGTGTCCGCTGTTGTCGGTCCACTGCTCCAGCACAACCGTGCCGTAGGCGTACTGCGTGCCGCCCGGCGTGCTGGCCGCGGTGCGCCGAACCTGCGCCCACTGCGTGCCCACCCCGAAGGCCGGCGGCGTGCCGAGGTCCGGATCGTAGACGCCCGAGAGGTAGGGGTTGTTGTCGATGGTCCCGTTCGACTGGAAGTAAATCTTGGCCTTGCACTTCACCCCGATGGGGACGCTGATCGAGCGCAGGTAGCTGACGAGGCCGCCATTGCTGGTGTTGGCGTAGTCCGTGCTGCGGACCACGAATTCGAACCAGTCCCCGACCTGGATGAACTGCTTGAGGTTGGTCGATGCGGACTCCAGGAGGAAGGAGTTCACGCGTCGGAAGTAGGTGTATCCGGCGGGCAGGCTCGGCGACGTCGGCGACTGGCTGAAGAGGACGTCGTAGGCGACCGTGGTCGGATTGAAGATCAGGAAGGTGTAGCCCGTCTGGCCATTCGAGAGCGACGCCCAGGCGCTGTCGCGGCCACCATTGCCGGTCCCGGCCGACCACGCCGCCGTGATGCTCTTGCTGATCGGCGCGGCCAGCGACAAGTTGATCGCGTTGGTGCTGTCGCGGCACATGCCCGTCGCGACCGTGATCCGCGTCGTCGTGAAGCTCGGCGTATTGGACGTGATCAGGCCGACGAGGTTACCGGCGAAGTTGTCCTGCGACGTGACCGCGGCGTCCACGTAGGCCGTCGAGGCCGGCTTCGTGGAATTGTTCAGCGGCGACTGCGTCAGCGCGTAGGGCGCGTTCAGGTATTGGAAGGAGCTGCCGAAGTAGGCCACCCGAACGAGCTGGTTGACCTGGATTTCGCCCGCGATCAGCGCCGTGCCGTCCACATGGACGATGGGAACGGCTCCGAGACCGGAGACGTTGATGGTCGCAGCACCGGTGTTGGCGTGGGCGGGATCAACCAGGAACTCCACGCCGTTGACGTAGGCCGTCAGCGCCGTCTGCGGCGTCACCACGAGCGCGTTGGCGGCGCCGGTGTCGACCACGTATTCCGTCGCGCCCGGCCCCCAGGCGGCCCAGTTGGCGCCGCCGGTATCCGGATTGGAGGTGTTGTTGTCGACCAGCGACATCCAGTAGTGGCCGAAGGTGGTGGCCGAACTGACCACGGCCCCCTTGCGGTAGCCGCCGATGGCCGACTGGAAGGTGGAATCGTAGACCGGCGGATCGCCGCCGCCGGCCAGCCACCGCAACCACGCTGTGATCTGGTTGAGGATGCCGTTGGTGTCCTGGCCGAAGGGAGGGACACCGCCGGAGGCCTCCGGCGTGAAGGTCAGCGGCGGGTAGCCGTCCGTGAGGCTGGCGGCGCCGGCCTGCACGCCGATCTGCGAGGCCTGCGGGACGACCCGGATATAGGAGGGTCCGGCCGAATTCCCCCAGGGGATGTTGAACTTGGCGGGGACATCCGTGTCTTGCATCAGGCGGACACCACGTTGACGGTCACACCCGTGGGGTGCGGGAGCACGCCCGAGTTCACCACGATGGTGCGGTCCACCGGATCGAGGACGAAATCGAACGTGTAGGTCATGGTCATGTTGGCGTTGTCCTGGACGTAGGCGTTGCCGCGTCCGGAGAAGAGCTGTCTCAGGATGGCGTTGATCGATGGGATCGAACCGTCCGTGATGTTGCTCATGGCCTTGGCCAGGATCAGGCGGCGATAGGGGGCATCGGCCAGGGCGAAATTGGTGGTTCCGGCAACGCCATCCCACCAGACGCCCTGGTTCCAGCCGACGTTGTCCGTGCCCTCGAAGCCGAAGTAGATGGTGTTGGAGATCGGGAACACGCGGCCGACGCCGACGATGCGCCCCCAGATGTCCAAGCCGAAGCCCACCGCGGTGTCGACGTTGAAGACCGTGTCGAAGAAGTTGTCGATGTCGGTGGTCGGATCGATGCACTCGTCGAAGGTCTCGATCAGCGCCAGGATCGTCGGGCTGTTGGCGTACTGGCTGAGGATCGTCTGTCGCCAGTCGAAGGGGTCGGACCCCAGCGCGCTCTGGCCGACGACGAAGGAGCCGATGCCGGGCATCGATTCAGGCCCCGACGCAGATGTAGTCCAGCTTCTGGCTGCTGGCGGCGCTCGTGGTCACCACCAGCGCCGTGGTGCTGATCGTGTAGCTGTTGATGGTGGTCGTCGCGGTGCGGTCGCGCACGATGCAGACGGGCTGCACGGCGTAGGCGGTGGCGAAGGTGATCGTGCAGCTCGTCGGCGAGCCCGTCCCAGTGGTCACCTCGCCCGCATTGTCGGAGCCGACGATGCTCGGCGATGTCCCGCAGGCGGACACCGCCGGAGAATTCACCGCCCCGAATGACACGTGGCCATTGAAGATCGCCTGTGCGCTCCAGGTCTGCGGCGCCGTCCAGGTGTAGGCCGTCGCGAAGAAATTCGGATTGTAGTCCTGCTTGCCGGCGAAGGCGGCGTTCCACTGCCCCGCGGTCGGGACCTGCCCATTGTAGAAGCCGGGACTCGACTGGGCGTCTCCCTCCGTGGCGCAGAACACCACGCCGAGCAGGATCGCCGTGGCGAAGATCAGGTGGGGTCTCATACCAAGGTCACCGTGATGTCGGAGTTCTGCAAGGTGGGCACGTGATCGATGGCCACCGTCACGTCATCGAGCGTGGCCGTGACCGTGCCCACCTTGATCGAGATGAGCTGCGCCCAGGAACCCAGGAGCGCCACGCCGGCATAGAAGCGGGAGGCGTAGAGGGTGGCCCCGATGCGGGCCCGCGAGCCGCCGTCAGAACCACTGAACGCCGCCTGGACGGCGGCCTGCACGAGCGCCGTGGCATTCGCCGGGACCTGCGCCGAATTGGTGATCGAGACCGCGAACTTGATCGGCAGGCTGGCAGCGGTCTGGAAGGTGATCGTGTAGGCCGGGTACGGCGGACTGTAGCCGTTCGTGTCGTAGACCGTCTCGGTCGTCCCGCCGCTCATCGGGCAGCCGGGCATCTTCTTGGTCCAGATGGCCGTGGCCACGGCGAGGGGATCGCCACCGGAGACGCAGACGAAGATCGAGTTGGCCGGAATCGTCACCGAGCCGATGGTGATCGGCGCGGCGGTCTCGTTGGAGTAGCCGTATGCGTCGATCACGCCGGGGACCGCCAGGACGGCGGCCTGCACCGATTGGATCATGCTCCTGGAATTGCCGGCGACGGAGAGCTGGCGACGATGCTCGAAGTCGGCGCGGCTCTCGACGTTGGTCCCCTCGGTCCCGGCCGTGGGGTTGTTGACTGTGTCCCAGCCGGGAATGGTCTGGAAAATCTGGTTGACCGAGTTCGCCGGACACGGGATCGGCCCATTGGTGGTGCAGGCGAACTGCAGGGTGATGGAGCCGCCGGAGGGGATCGTCCCGGCCTGGACGCAGCTCCACTTGTTGACGCCGTCCGTGGCCAACGCACCGACCGGAATCACCGTTGAGGGCGCACCGACGCAGAGGAGAGGAACGGTCGTCGGCGTGGGCGGCAGGCGCTCCAGGAAGTAGATGCGGCCTATGGCGTCCTGAAAGCGACCGGAGGCGTAGGCGGGATCGAAGTTGTTGGCCAGGAACAGGAACTGGTCGTTCTTGTCGCCGATGATCGCGGTGTCGCTCTGGGCGATCTGGCCCTGCGGAGTCGTCAACGCCGGATTGACGTCGCCGCCGAAGGCCTGATCGATGTCGGTCTGACGGCCGGCGAGGATGTCCGCCTCGGTCGGCGCGATGATGCCGCCCGCGGTGAACTGGAGGGCGGGGACGTTGGTCTGGGCCATGCGCTACCCCACCGGGACGTTGACCACGGCGGACTGGCCCTGGTCGTTGGTGATCTGGACCTGCCCGCCGAGCTGGCGCTTCTGCAGCGCCCGGAGGAAGCACTGCGCCGTGACCACGCCGGGGACCGTGCGTGCCGCCGCGGTGAACTGGCCCTTGAGGTACTGGGCCGAGGGCAGCTTGCCGAGCACGCGGGAGAAGTAGGGGATGCCCAGGGTGGTGTCGTAGTAGCATTCGCCCTGGAAGGTGCGGATGGCTGAGGCGGCGTCCTGGGCCTGGGCGTAGGGCTCGGCGGCCAGGGCGATGTTGCCGCTGGCGTCGAGGACGAGGTCCCAGGCGGCGGTGTCCAGAAGGAGCGTCTTCATCCCGTGGGCGTCCCTGTACTTCCGCTGCCCGTCTGCACACCGCCGTGCGTGTGGGCGCTCACCGTGTGGCCGCCATTGGCGGTGACCTCTCCGCCGTAGGTCGCGGTGGTGTCGCCGGTGACCGCGCCGGTGGTGTGCGTCGGTCCGATGAACTGGATGTCCGGGGCCTGGATCGTCACCCTGGTCGGGCTCACCACCTTGATCCCATCGGTGTCGCTGAACAGCACGTACTGGGTCGGAACGCCGTTCAGGAAGCCGCCGATGTAGAGGCCGTCCGCGGGATCGTTTCGGCGCCAGGAGCCGGGCGCGCCGAGCTGCTTGGAGGTCTTGATCGCGGAGATGTCCCGACTGGCGAAGATGGCGACGCCGATGTCGCCGACCTTGGGATCGAGGATCACCGCGTTGGTCCCGCCCTGCATCCGGAAGTAGGGCAGGTTGTGGATCGTCCCGTGCGGGGTGATCTGTCCCTGTCCATCGATCTGATGGACCATGGGTTGGACGTCCACGAAACCCACCGGGTCCAGGATGTCGACGTTGGTCACCGCCTTCACCAGCACCAGCCCGGAGGTCCACACCCCCGCCATGAGTTGCTGGAACAGGAAGCGCAGGGCGTTGGTGTCGGAGGCCCCGGAGTTGAGGGCCTCGAAGCCCACATAGGTGTCGCTCATCAGGTGGCGACGGCGGGACGGCCGAAGGCGGCGGCCTCGATCATGGAGAACCACTGTCCATCGGGGACCTCGCTCTCCAGGACGTGGTCGATCTTGAACGGCGACCACACCCCATTGGCCGGCGTGATGTCGCTGGTGATCTGGATCGCGGCGCCGTAGGCGATGCCGGGATTGTAGAGGGTCTTCACCATGAGGCCCTGCGCCGTCCAGTTTGGATAACCGACAAGGCCGGTGTCCGCCGAAACCAGAACTGGGTTGGCGTTGGGGTCCCGCGAACCGTCCTTCGGCCAGATGGCCAGGGTGTTGTCCTCGATGATCCAGTTGATCGGGCCGACGTCCATGAGCTGGCGGACCTGCTGCACGCCGGTCCCGGAGAGGTAGAGGTTGGGGATTTTGATGTCGACGCCACCGTTGGTGAAGTTCATCGACATCTGTTTGGCGAGGCCGGCGGCGACCTGCGCCACGTCGGCGACGCCGTTGATGCTCGTCGGCGGCAGGGGCCGGAGCTGCGCCAGCATTCCGGAGGTGGCCTGCACCACGAAGACGCTCTCGGGCATGGCCTGCATATCCGCCCAGGCCTGTTGGATGACGCCGATGAAGGCCACGGTCGGGCCGACGTCGTCGGAGCGGGGCTTCAGGGTGACCACGTTGTTGCGGATCGCCGGCAGCGGCTTGCCCAGCGTGGAGAGATCGTTCATCACCGAGAGCGAGAGCCCCCAGATGCGTAGCTCAAGCGTGGAGTTGGTCCAGCCGCCCGCCTTGGAGACATTCGCCGAGCAGCGCAGGCCGGTGACGTCCACGGTGTTCTGCGACGTGCCCCCGAAGGAGCCCTGGCCGAGCTGGAACTGGACGTCGATGTGGCGCTTGGTGAAGCTCACAGGTCCGACGCCTCAAGATAGGCCAGGGCGTACTGCGCGCCGAGACCGGTGTAGTAGGGGTCCGAGACCCCCAGGGTGTCGAAGAATGCGAGGTCGCCGATGAAGCCCAGGTAGGCCGAACGCACGATGCGGTTGGCGTTCTCGGCGATCACGCCGGTCACGATCTCGGCGTTGGAGACGTAGAGATCGACGTAGAGGCCGGTGCGCTTCTGGTAGACGTTGATGCGGCAGGCCTGATTGGCCAGCGTCACCAGCACCGTCTGAGCCGCCACGGGCTGCAGGGGGACGATCAGCATCAGGTCGCGCCGGCCGCCGCCGCATTGGTCTGGGCCGTCGTCGGGGACTGCGGCTGCACCGTGCCACCGTTCTGCGCGGCATTGGCCGCCGGACTCTTGGTGTTGGAGAAGGTCTGCGACGCCGAGACGCGGACCTGCATGACGCCGATCTCCACCAGCAACAGCGTCACGCCCTGCCGCGACTGGCGGCGGTAGTCGTAGTGGACGAGATTGGCGTTGGCGTAGGTCACCTCCGGGGTGACCACGGTGAAGAGATCGAGCGACGCCACCGCGTCGTCGATGTCCTGCAGGAAGGTCTCCTTCTGCTGCAGGGTCCCGCCCTTGGCGAAGGTGATCCGCTCCTCGTAGGGGGTCTCGACCTTGTTGTAGGCGGCGAAGCCGTTCGGCGCGACGGGGAAATTGGCCACCCGCCAGTCCTTCATGTGCTCGATGGAGACGAAGGAATCGGCAATGGCCACCGGCTGGCCGCCGTCATCGAAGACGCCCCACTCCGGACTGGCCGTGAGCGAGCCCACGCCGGGGTCATCGCCGGTCAGCAGGCTGAGGCCGTTGCCCAGGGCGTCGAAGTTCGACAGGCTCATGATCTGCGAGAAGGCCGGATTGCTCGTCATGATCGAGCTGACGCCGGGGACCGAAGCGAACAGGTCCTTGACGGTCGCCTGCGGCGACGTCGTGAGGTAGGCGGAGACGCCATCGATCTCGTGCAGGAGGCCGGACGCGCCGGGGAACAGCGACGTCATCTGCGCCACTGACGGGCCGCCCGCGTAACGCGTGAGCTGCGGGACACCGGGGACCTGCGGCACGTTCGGGAAGGGGATCAGCGACACTAGCTGAGGCCCTGATTGACCTGCTGCACGAAGCGGCGCTTGACGGCCGGCACGAAGTCGCGGGCGATGCCGTCCGCGTCGCGGGCCTGGGTGACGATGGTGACGTCGCCGACGCTGACCTCCGTGTGCGACACGGCCGACGCCGCCGTGGCGCTCTGCGCAGCGCGCGCGCCGGTCATCACGCCGGGCGACGGCAGATTGGAGTTGGCCGCCAGGAAGGCGTTGCCGCGCCGGATGTCCCCCTCCGACGCCGCCGTGCTGCCCGGCAGGTCCGGGCGCATGAAGTCACGGATGTACGACTGCATCGCGCCCGTGACGGTGCTCTGTCCGAGTACCTTCCGGCCCCCGCGGTCGCCGCCCATCAGCTCCCAGAGCAGGAAGTCGACCTGCTGAGCCAGGGTGGGATTAGGGCCGTATCGGCGGCGCAGCTCCGCGAGCCGCGAACCACGCCACTGTCCGATCCCAAAAGCCCCCTTGCCTCCGCCGGCGCCGTTGAAGGCGTTGAGCCTGAAGCCGCTCTCCGCGTGGATGCCCGCCACGACGCCGCGAGCCTGCTCGGCGGTGAGACCACCCGCCCGAAGCCGCGCCTCGATCTCGGCGGCGTTCGCTCGACCGGTCTTAGACTGTGAGGCGGGAGCGCCGCCCGCAGCCGCACCGGGCGCGGCCTGCGACGTGGGCACGTCGCGACTGGCGCGAGGCGTCTCGGCCACGGAATCTCGCAGGAAGTCGCGCGATGCGGCCATGGCTCCCTTCAGGTCGCCATGCACCAGGGCCGTGATCGCCCGGATGACATCGGCGATAGCGTGGAAGGAGTTGACGACGAAGTTCAGGAAGTTGCGGCCGATGGCGACGGTGGCGGACCCGAAGGCGTCGCGGATGGCGTCGCCGACCGACTTGAAGGCGCTGCCGATGGCGTCCGCCACCGGCTTCATCGGCGCGAGCAGTTCGGTGATTGCCGCCCAGAGGTCGCGGGCGGACGCGATGACCTCGTTCAGGGCGTCGTGCGCGGTCTTGTTGTGGCGCACGAACTCCATGAAGGCGTGCGCGCCGCGGGTCAGGGCCTCATAGAGCACGCCGATGGCGGCGCCGGCCGCGAGCGCGATCCCGGAGACGACGATGAGGGGGCCGAGGATCGGGCTGGCGGCGATGACCGCGCCGGCCGCGGAGACGCCCAGGGCGACGAAGGCGGCACTCAGCGCGGTCAATGCGCCGATGACGATGGGCTGGTTGTTCTGGGCGAACTCGGCCAGGGCGGTGAACAGCTTGGCGACGAAGTCCATCGCCGGCTCAAGCGCCGTCAGGATCGCGGCGCCGACCCGCGACGAGGCGGTCTTCAGGCCCTCCAGGCTGTCCTGCAGCCGCTGGGCGGCGCGAACGTCCGCGTCGGTGGTGACGCCGAGTTTCTTCTGCTGCTCCAGGAGTTGCTCAAGGGCCCCACGACCCTTCAGCATGACGTTCACCATGGCCTCGGAGAAGCCGATCTGGCGCAGCATGAAGGACGCCGTCTGCGGGTCCATGTGGCTGGCCTTGTCCGCCATCTCCAACAGCGAACCGACCTTGTCCTGAAGCTGATTGATCCCGCCGCTGATGCCCATCCGCATCAGCACGCCGCCCTTGCCGGTGGTCCCGGTGGTCTGCACCTCGGCGATGATGTCGGCCAGGGTACGGAACGCGGAGGTGGCGTCCTCCGCCGTTCCACCGTTGCGCTTCAGAACGCCCTGCCACTGGGAAAGGGTCTCGGTGGAGACGTCCAGGGCGTGGGACATGCGCCCCAGGTTGGCCTCGGAGCGCACGGTGTCGGCGACGAAGTTCTTCAGGCCCACGCCGGCCGTGAAGGCGGCGAACAAGGCGATGACTTCGTCGCGGAACTTGGAGAAGGACTCGACGGAGCGCTTGGCGCGGAACTCCAGCTCCTTGCCGGTGGCCGTGGCCCCCTGCTTGGTCTTCTTCAGACCCTCGTCGATGTCCTTCTGCCCCTTCTCGAACTCCTTGCCGCCGTCCAGCCGCAGGAGCACCACCAGCTCGTCGATGATCGTGGCCATCGGCTACTCCTCCGGCTGCAGGGCGCGGCGGTTGTGGGCGTCCACGGAGATGACCTCCAGGAGGTCATAGACATCCTCGACGCCGTAGACCGTGTCCATCTCGTGGAGGGTCCCCAGCCGGGAGGAGATCACGGCGCCGATGGTGGGGGGCACGTTGAGGTACTCGTGCAGCTTGCCGGCGGCCACGTCGCCCAGGTCTAGGTCGAGGGGCCGGCGCTCCCGAAAAAACCGGTGTGCAGCTCGAAGATGTCGCGCCGCAGGGCGAGCCGCGTGGCGATCTCCTCGATGTCCTCCTCCACCAGCTTCCGCGCCACCCCGGAGGACGGGACGGCCTGCACGCAGGTCATCATCTGGTCCAGAAGCGGCTCCAGGTCCAGGAAATTGATCCCCATCAGCGCCTCGAAGCCCAGTCGGGCGACGCCGGCCATGCCGAGGTTGGCGGAGCCATCCGGCAACTCGACGCCGGACTTGGCCAGGAGCGCGAGCGCCCGCATGGCCCACTTCTCGCCCTCGGACGCGGGCAGTTCGGTGATGAGGTACTTCTTCCCCTGGTCACGGCCCTCGGCCGTGATGGTGATCTCCTTGACCTTCCTGGACATCAGATCGGCGCCGGCTCGATCCGTTCCCAGGTGATCCCGAACTTCCGCGGCTGCAGGACCTTCTTGGCGTCGGCCATGGAGGGATAGGTGGAGAGCACGCCCTTGGTCATGGTGTAGGCCTTGCCGATGGCCGGCTGACGCACCGTGCCCTGGGCGAAGAAGATATCCACCGCCGCCTGCTGCTGACGATACCACTCCTCGAAGATGTCGTTGGAATCGCTGTCGGCCTGCAGGGTGATGCCCTGCTTGATGGGCACGTAGATGAAGCCGGCGGACATGACGCCGTCGACCCCCTGCATGATTTCCGCCGGCTCCACGGCCTCGGTGTCGAAGACGTCGTCCGCGGAGAAGCCCTGGAGCTGCACGGGCGTGTCGAAGACGCCCGTGACCGCCAACATGAAGATCGCGTTGGCGGACGTGATGGTCTTTGCCATTGGCGGCTGTCCCTTACTGGACTTCGATGGAGGCGAGGTTGATCTGCTGTACGCTCTGGCCGTCCGTGTACCAGAGCGTCATCGGCGGCGACTGGCGCGCCGCACGGGTCTGGGCCGATGCGGCCTTGATCTGCAGATACCAACCCCGCGTGCTAAGGATGGTGTCGATCTTCTGGCCCGCAGCGGCGTTGACCTGCGCCGCCTGCGACGCCGAGAGCGCCACGCCGGCCCGGATCGTGCCGAAGTTCAGGGCGGCGTTGATCGGGTCCATGCAGGCCTGTTGCAGCAGCCCATAGCCGAGTTGGCTGTAGGGCACGGACTTGACCGAGGTCAACAGGCTCACCAGCGCCTGCTGCAGGGCGGCGTTGAACTGAATCTGGTTGACGTAGCTGTCGGCCCAGTCGAACACGCCGGTGATCGAGCCGTTGTAGAAGAAGTCGAAGCCCTGCGACGCCGTGGCGTAGGCGCCGTAGAAGTTGTAGCCGTTCAGCAGGAGCTGGGCGGCGATGGTCTGGTCGGTCACGCCCGGCGCGAGGCCGCCCTGGGTGCGGAAGGCCATGGTGGCGCGCCCGTTGGTCTCGGTGAAGTCCAGCGACGCGACGCAACCGCAGACGAAGGCGGCGTGGTTGAGGTCCGAGGGCTCGTAGATCAGGATAGTCCCGTCATAGGCGAGCTGGATGATCTGGTAGCCGGCGCTGGACGTCGGATTGGGCTGGGTCACCGTGACGTCGGTGTCCCACATGACGTAAGCGAACCGCTTGTTCTGGCCGCTGGTCCAGGCCGCGAAGGCGATCTTGTCGGCCGTGACCGGCTCGAACGTGGTCATGAACGTCGCCCAGTTCTGGGTCTGGGTGATGATCGCGTTCATGGCCGCCGCCGGGGTGGCGGCGTTCGCCCCCTGGCTCAGCACCGCGCCCTGCGCCTGGGTCAGCTTCAGGCCATCGGCGATGGTGTTGGAGCCGTAGGTGATGGTGGACGCCGTGCCGGTGGTGGCCGAGGTCACCACGAAGGCGCCGGAGACGCTGTCGAAGGTGACAACCGGAGCCGTGGCCGTGACCGTGGTCGAACCGGCCGTCTGGCTGTCGCTGACCGTGTAGGTCCCCGTGCCGCCCGTGCCGGACACGAAGGCGGTGATGTAGGTCCCCGCCGTGATGCCCGTTCCGGAGAGCACGTCGCCCACGTGCAGCGCGCCGCTGCTGACGGCCGAGACGGTGAGCGTGGTGGCCGCGATGGCGCCGGTCACGGAGGCGGTCTGCGGACCCGTCGCGCCCAGGGCGCGGTTGATGAGCTGAGCGGCGTTGGTGAAGCTCGTCGCGCCGGACAGGTTGATGGCGCTCGACGTCTTCAGCGTGCCGTCGATGGTCACCGCCAGGACGCCGGAGAGCGCCTGGAGCTGTGTCAGCGTCAGGCCGGACACCGCCCCGCCCCGCAGGTAGGCGGAGACGTTGGAGGTGGGGTACTGGCTGAACAGGATTGCGCCCGGCGTGGCGTTCTTGTTCTCGAAGCCGGTGAAGTAGACGGTGGCGATCCCCGCCTCCTGGCTGGTGGCGCCGAAGTAGGCCGCCACCGCCGTCTGGCTCGGAAAGGAGAGCACGGAGCCGATGGGCACGCGCGTGCTGGCGGTCAGCACGACGCCGTTGAGACTGAGGGCCGAACCGCCCGCCGTGACGACGCCAGGATTGACGTTGACAATGGCGGAGGCCGGAATGCTGGCGGGCATGGATTAACCTCCAGGGGGATAGTAGGCGTCGACCTCGATCAGGCCGACGACGGCTTGGTTCGCGAAGTCCTGGGAGACCGTGACGACGGGATTGATCTGCATCACCGCGTCGATGGTCCATCGCTCCTCGTACTGCTGCTCGCCGTCCGAGAAGGGAATCTGCTTGGGGTCCTCGACGTAGAGCGGCTGCACGTCGAAGCCGCTCTGGGCGAAGAAGGTGGTGGCCATCTCGCTGCGGAAGAGGGTGCAGATGATCTGCGAGTTGTCGGCGCTGGCCGGTCCGAACACGTCGATCTGCGCGACGAAGGTCGCCGGCTCCAGGACGGCCTGGGTGGTCGGCGCGGGGTCGCTGGTGTCGTAGGTGGTGACGTTGGTGGCCAGCCGGGTGCGGAACTCGGAGGTCATGACGACGTAGTCGGGACCGGTCGGCGGCGGCACGCGGTTCACGAGGCCACGCACGATCTCCACGTCGCTGGGCAGGATGGACGTCAGGAAGTCCCCGAGAACCGTGAAAATCTGGTCCTCGGTCAGACTGAGAGTGACCGGCATGACCTAGTTCAGCGCCGATCCGGGCGCCGCGCCGTGGATCAGGGTCTCGTAGCGCTCCACCACGCTGTCCACCATCTCGCCGAGCTGGCGGAAGGTCTCCAGCGGCATGATCACGCTGCAGCGGAAGATCGCCGCATCGCCCGTGTTGAGGTTCTCGGTGAACACCAGACGCACGGTGTTGCTGTCCATCGTCATGAACGCCGTGGCGTTGTTCACGAAGATCGCCGCCGGCAGCGCCAGGGACTTGTCGACGCCGTCGTCAGGCATGTTCGTCCATCTGCAGGGTCACGATCACCTTGGTCCAGTCCGGCCAGTTCTCGGAGATCAGCACCACCAGCCACGTGCGGTCCGGGCCGCCCGGATGGTCCGGGAACACCAACTTGTCGCCGCCGGCCTTGTCGGCGCGCACCACGCCGTTCCAGTCACCGTTCAGGTAGATCGCCCGACGCTCGCCCTGGATGTTCATGTTGTCGGTCTTGACGAGGTCGTTGTACTGCAGCGCCTGGACCTGGATCATGACGTCCTGCGGCGCGCCGTAGGCGGGGACCTGATGGTAGCTGGAGTCCTTGGTGTAGCCCTGACTGGGGTAGATTTGGGCATGGATCAGCGGATTGACCGCCGAGATCGCCCCCGCAACGATGTTGTGGAGGTTCACCCTCCTAGGCCTTGAGCACCGCGAAGGTGATCTTGATCGTGCCGTTCAGCGCCGCGGAGGCGTGGATGTTCTGGATGGTGACGATCACCTGACCGGCGCTCACGGCGACCGTGGTCACGCAGGGCGTGCCGGTGGTGCTCGTGCCGTTCTGCACGGAGGCCAGGACCATGTCGCCCAGGACGATGTCGCTGTTGGTCAGCGTCAGCGCGTAGGTGGCGCCGGCCGCGGTCGTCAGCGCCTCGGAGGTGATCACGCCGGAAGCCTTGTTCAGCGTCGCCGCGCCGGCCGTGGCCGTGGCGGTCTTGGTCCCGGTGTCGAGCTGGATGTTCGCCTGGGTGAGGGTCTGCGGCGTATCGGCCAGGACACCGGCGACGTAGGGCGCATTCACGTCGCGCGCACCGGTGATCACGTCGAAGGCCTTGATGATGGGGGTCGTCATGAGTTGGCTCCCTGGTCGACCTTGAAGTCGACCGAATTGATCATGTGCGAGGTGTCGATGAGAGGCTTGGTGGGGGCCCCGTAGTTGGTCAGTCCCAGGCCGACGCGGCGGGCGGCCTCGCCCACGGTCGCGCCGGTCACCACGAGGCTGGGATCGTTGTACTTCATGCCGCGGAGCATGACGGTGATCGGGCTGAGCGGGGCGAAGTCGCCCTCGCGGATGGAGTCCTGCAATTCGTCGCGCAGCTCGATGCCCATCAGGCTCAGCGCCGTGACGGCGTCGTAGTCGGTGGACTTCAGCGCCGCTCCGACGTTCGGGCCCCAGCGGTAGCTGTTCTCCTGGATCATGTTGCGGAAGAACGGACGCTTGGGAATGGTCGGCGTCCCGAACTCCTGCCACGCGGCGACCGCCGCGGTCGGCGTGCCCTTGTCGTCGGGGTAGGTCGAGCCCTCCAGGAAGCCGACCTTCAGCGCCGCCGGCTGCGAAACACCCTTGGCGATCTCCTTCAGCCGCTTGGTCAGCTTGTCGCCGCCAGTCAGAGAAACCTTGGCCACCTCAATAATAGCCTCTGGAAGCGGCATTTAATCGTCGGGTTTCATGTCTCCTAGCCAACTCCTCGGCCGACTTTTTCTTTCCAATTTTAGCAGCGGCGGTTCGAGCAATTGCTTCAGGAGAATTCTTCATTCCAAGTCTAAGAGTTCGAAGTCTTTCCACATGATCAAGGGGTGGTTTCCATTCCCGCTTGATCCTGGAAATTTTATTCTTCGTCACTTCTGAATGACGACGTCCTAAATGGGCCCTTGATTGTTTCTCTCGCGTTGACTTTGGTGTCTTCATTCCCAAGCGAGAATCGACACAATCCAATCTAAGATTATAGATTCGGTCATCACCAAACTCAGACCTGTGAAAATCAAGAGCTGCCTGTTCCATGGCGCTCATAATCGATTTCACATCGTCACAGAATTTAATAACTTCAAATCTGAAAGCGTTTGGTCCATATAAATTGAAGGCTCGCTGTAGATGGGTGTTCTTATGTCTAGAACCACGAAGCGCTGATAAGTGATGCTTAATTCGGCTCTCTAAGTCTACAGTCTGACCAATATAAAAAGCATCATGCCTTCCGGGTCGTTCAATGACAATCCGATAGATTATCGCCAAGAACTCGCCCCGCATCCAGGCCGAGGAATATACCTGAACCTGCGATAGGGCGCCAGCATTGCATATGCCTGAGCACCGTACTTAGTCTGGTCAAAGAATGCCCGCGAGCCGGGCTTGGCCTCGGCGTAGGCGGTGTTGACGCTCACGGAGCCCTCGGTAGCCGACGAGATGCGGCCGACCAGGGACGACGGGCCGTTGGGCCCGGCGCCGTAGTTGATGAAGACGAGGTGGGCCGTGACCAGATTGAGGATGAGCGCCCGGACACCGAGATCGGTGACCGGGCTCGCATCGGTGTTGCTCACGTACAGGCTGGCCTCGGCGAACATCAGCGGCGCGAGCGTCGCGATGTTCGGAGTCGTGGTGAACTCCGGGAACCGGGTGATCCAGGTGTTGTAGTCGAAGGCGACTACCGCCATCGGATCAGGCCGCCTCGGCCTTCTCGATCTCGCCGACCCGCGGGCTCCTCGGGCTGCGCGGATCGCCCTTGATGGCCATCGGCTCCAGGCCATTGCGGGTCTTGGCGTGGTCGCGCGATTCGGCCTTCGCCGACTGCGAGCTGGCGTGCGCGAAGATCAGCTTGTTCTCGACCATGGCGAGATCGCGGTTCTGGGACAGCCACTGGTCCCAGAAGTCCCTGGAGACGCCGTAGGTGAGCGCGTAGCCCTCGTCGGTCATCGGCGAGGCCGGCGACTTGCCGGCCTCGGCCGCGTAGCCGTTGATCCTCACCACATCGCCGGTGTGCCGCATCACCTGGACGTCGCGGAAGCCGCCACCGGGGACGGGCTCCTGCACGGTCTCGGCCTTGAACAGCCGCAGCAGGACGCCGTTGGGCATCTTGCAGGCGACGGTGACCGTCTTGGCAGTGTCGTTGGAGGCATCGGCCATGGATCAGACTCCCACCATCGACGCGATGGCGAACGGTTGACGGATGATCGCGCCCCAGGTGCCGGACGTGACCTTCTGCTTGAAGGAGGACATCGCGCGGATGACCGGGTGGGCGCGCATCTTCTCGTTGAAGGCGCAGTAGCCGGTGTCCTGCCCCTCGACGTTGGAGGCGATGAGCTGCACGAGGTTGCCGGCGGCCACACCCTGCGTGTTGGTGGCCGAGAGCGCCCCGTACTGGACCGCGGTCTCCAGCTTCAGGTTGGGGAAGTTCTTCTTCAGCAGGTCGGCGACGCTGACGTTGAAGCTGTTGGTCGCGGTCAGGGCCACGGCCGAGCTGGGCGACATGGCCAGGGTCATCTGCGACTCCTGGTCGATCAGGCCTCCCGACTGGTTGACGAGCTGCAGGAAGATCGACTGGATGTCGTTGTAGACCTCGTTGGCCGTGGCCACGACGACGCCGTTGTTGATCCACTTCACGCCGCCGTAGGTCTTCGTGGCGGGGGTCAGCGACGCCGACAGGTTGGGGTCGTTCAGCAGGCCGTAGTTCTGCAGGCCGGCGACCCCGAAGAAGTACGTCAGGTTGGAGTACTTCATGAGCTGGATCGCCGCCGCCTCGTCGATCTCCGAGGCCCAGTTGATGCGGGCGAGGCCGGCGCGCTCAAGCTCGCGCTCGCCCCACTCCTTCACCACCTGGAACAGGTAGCTCTGGCGCTGCGGCCAGTTGGTGTTGACCCCGGCGTGGCCGTTCTCGTTGAAGTCGCCGTAGGTGCTCACCTCGCCGGTGCGCTCGACGATGGGGAACATCGCCGTCTCGTCCAGCCAGGAGCCCTTCTTGACCTCGCCGAAGATGGTCGCGGCCTTGTTCGGGGCCAGCAGAATCCGGATGACCGCCGGATCGACCATGGTGGTGAGGAACGCCGGGATGCCGGCGTTGGACTGGGTGACCAGGGCCGGCTGGGCGTCCATCGCGAAGCCGTAGTCGGCGCCGAACTCGTCGGGCTTGTACGCCTTGGCGTCGGGGAGCACCACGCCCTTGGCGGCCAGCAGCGGAGCGTCGTCCGTCCACTGGGTCTGTGCGTCGTGGTAGTTCATCTCAGGGACACTCCTTAGCCCAGCACGTGGGAGCTGATCTTGACGAGTTCGCCGGGCAGACCCTGGGACATGCAGACCCACTTGGTCTCGACGTTGGTCGTCGCGGTGATGGTGGTCGAACCGGCCGTCTGCGTCGGAGAGACCACGTAGGTCCCCGTGCCGCCGGCGCCGGTCAGGAAGGCGGTGATGATCGTGCCCGCGGTGACACCCGTGCCCGAGAGCACGGCGCCCAGCACCAGCGCGCCCGAGCCCACGGCGGTCACGGTCAGCGTGCCATAGGTCTCGGAGATCGCGGTGGAGGTGACGGTCTGCTCGCCGATGTTGACCGAGTAGGTCCCGATGCCCCCCGGCGTGCCGGAGAGCTGGGCCACGATCTGCGTGCCGGTGGCCACGCCGGTTCCGCTCAGCGTGCCGCCCACCACCAGCGTGCCGGAGGCGACCGCGGTCACCGTCAGCACGTTGTCGGCGATGGAGCCGGTCACCGAGGCGGTGGAGGCGGCGATGGAGCCGGTCACCGAGGCGGTGGAGGCCGAGCCGGTGGCGGCGAACGAGACCTTGCCGGTGGCGAGGTCGGCGTAGGCCTTCTGGCCCACCAGGGCTTCGGTCGAACCGTCGTTCAGCACCCAGAAGTCGCCGCCGGACATCAGAGTGATCCCGAAGCCCACGGGCACGACATTGGAGGCCGCCGCGAGGTAAGTGGTGATGAGCGCCTGCTGTTCGCGGTGGACGAAGCCGGTCGGCGCGCCCGCGCCGCTGTTCAGCACGGTGCGGTGGTTCGCATTGTCCCACCACGCGAAGCGACCCACGGTCACGCCGCCGACGCCGGCCACGAGGCCGCCGGGGCCGGCGTCGACCGACCAGCGCGGATTGGCGGAGGCGAAGTCGCCCGCCACGGCCGGGGCCGGCTGGACGTTCACCTGAGTTTGGAAGTCAGCCATCGGGGGCTCTCCTTAGAGGCTCTTGATGCGGTCGGCGCCGGGGTAGCGCTCTTCGAAGGCCTTGGCCTTCTTGGCGTCCTGGGCGAGCCGCGGGGTCTTGGGCTCGGAGCCCGTGGGGAGCATCTCCACCATGGCCCGGAAGGCGCTGGGGTGGATGCCGGTGAGGTCGCGGTCGGGGCAGACCGTCTGCAGCGTGTGCTTGTAGACGGCCTCCGCGGAGTCCATGGCGATGGCCAGCTCGCCGATGTGCGGGCGACAGATGTTCTCCGCCTCGCGGACGGCGGCGAGGCGCGTGATGGTGTCCTTGACCGCCTTGGCGGAGGCCGCGTTGATGGCCTTGTCCATCGCGCCCTTGGAGACGAATTCGGGCTTCTTCTCGGGTCCCTCCTCGTCCTCGGCGCCGGGCTCCTCGTTCTTGTCTTTCTCCTCGTCGGTCGCGCCCTGCGCGGGGGCGGCGGACGGGGACATGGCCGAGACCACCTTGGCGTAGGTGGCGTCGTCCAGCTTGGCCTTCAGCTTGGCCATGAAGGCCTCGTGGCCGCCCTCCTCCTCGTCCTCGCCGGAGACGCCCGGATTGGTCTTCTCCGGATCGGCCGGGTCGGCGGCGCCGGGCACGAGATCGGCGTCGATGGTGACGTCGTCCTCGCCGGCGTCGCCGCCGTTGACGCCCTTCAGGGCGTCGATCACGGCGACCACGTCCTCCAGGTCGGCGTCCTTGGCCAGACGCTTGTCGGTGGCCAGCTTCAGGCGCGAGACGATGTTGTCTCGCTGAGCGGCGTAGTTCTTCCGGTTGACGCCCTTGAACACCCCGCCCAGGTCGATGGGCTTGGCGTCCTGGGCGATCATCGGCGCGAGGACCGCCGCCACGGCGCCCTGGACAAGCAGGGCCTTCCGAGACGGCAGCGCGGCAGTCTTGATCTTCATAATTCGTTCCTCAAGTTGCGCGTCATTTGCGGTGGCAACGGTTTTGGCTTTTTCGAGAGCCTTCCCGACATCGCCCTTCGCGCTAGCGACCTGCTGGGCCGACAGCTTGACGATCCGATGTCCGTCCTCGGGACGGTATTTTCCTGAATTTCCGAGCCTGTTCACACGGCCCGTGCTCCAGTCGACGACCTCACCATCCTTATCCAAAACCACATGGACGGAGGCGGCACTCTGACCTTCAGGCCGTTCATGATTGAAGTAGCTTTGGAGGTAGTGTCCTGCGTTCTTCTTGGATGGCGATCCGCCACCACCCGAACCGAACTGGCCATTCTCAGCGCGCGGATGCTTGCTCTCCTCGAAGGCTGCGTCTCGACCCAAGGCAGAATCGCCAACGACGACGTCGGGCCCTGCGCGGCCCTCCTCGACGAGGGCGACGTGGTTTCCGACGATATCCCGCATGACCCCGTCGTAGTTCTCGCCGTTGAACACGCCGGGGGTCATGTCGGCGCGGTAGCGGTAGCCGGACGACAGCTCTTTCTGCTCGTCGGATTCGATGGCCTCGATCCCTTCGGCGTCCCAGACGACGAGGGTGTTCTTGAGGTACGGGTCCTCCCAGGCGGCGTCCGTGCCGGTGGTCCCGATGGTCAGCTCGCGCGGGTGCTCGTCCGCGGTGGAAGGCTTGTGGATCAGCAGCAGCGGGACGCCGTTGAAGGTCTCCGCCGCCTTGGCCAGCTCCTCCGGATCGCGAAGCAGCATGTAGACCCGCTTGGGGTCCAGGCCGAGCTTCTCGTGGTCCGGAATCTCCTCGCCATAGTAGGGGCAGACGTTGGCCTTGGAGATCGGGTTCAGTTCGACCTGCAGCCGGCCGTCCACGGTGAAGGAGCGAACCGTGGCACGGTCGAAGGCGAGCGCGCGCTTGCGGATGGATTGATCCATGGCGAAGCCCATCTCACTGAGGGTGGCCCTGACGCCGGGATGCAGCGGCTCCGCGTCGTGCTCGCCGGGCTCGATCCAGCGGGCCTCGGTGTGCTCGTCGTTCAGCTCGGGATCAAATTCCTCGGGCAGCTCGGCGCGGAAGGTGACGAAGCCATCGCGGTCGTCGACCTGCGCGAGTGGCCCCTGGTAGTCGAAGCCGGTCTCCTCGTGCAGCTCGCGACGCGCGGCGTCCTCGTAGGTCTCGCCCTCCTCCACGCCGCCGCCGGGGAAGCAGTAGGTCCCCGGATGGTCGCTCTCCTGACTACGCCGCAGGACGAGGAACCGGTTTCCCGGCGCCTGCAGCATGACGCCGGCGCCGTCAGCCAAGGTAGGTCCAGGGCAGCGTGACGACGGCGCTGATCAGGGCGGCGACGACGAGGCCGCCGAGCACCCCGATGACCACGCCCATGCCGAAGGTCGGCGGTGTCCAGTCGTCGTCTCGCGTGGCGCGGTGGTGAGCCATCACATGAACCCCCGAATGATCGACTTGGCTGTGCATCGGCAGGAAATGAGCTGACCAGGGAAGACGTAGCGTTGCTCGTCCTCGTCCCACATGCCCTCGGAGACCTTGTAGGTCTTGCCATTCATGGCGACGTGCGCAGGACGCGGCGTCTTGCCTGCATGGCTGTGGTGCCAAATGGCCTCCTCGATCCCCAGCTCGACCTGTCGAGCGCGATAGATCGCGGAGGTGGCCTTGTTGTTCTGGTCCCTGGCGATAAGGGCCGCGCGACGGCGCGTGACGCCGTACTGGTGCTGCAGGTCCTTCGACAGGGTGGAGAGATCGCGTCCGGCCTGCACCGAGCGCAGGACCATGCCCTCAACCTGGGTCAGGTACTGCTGCGGGATCGACTTGATCAGCGCCACGTTCTCGCCGATGGCCGCCTGCATCACGTCGTTGACCTGCCGGCTGACGGAGAACTCCACGGTGAAGCCGGCCGCCTTGAGGTGCTCTATGAACTGGGTGTCGCTCATACGGCCGTTGCGACGCACGAATTCGGGTGAGAGCTTCCTGGCCAGCTTGTCGAATTCGCGGTTCCAGCGACTGGCCAGCTTGCGCATCAGCCGCCGCATGGCCACGGCCGGGCTCTCGTCCTGGGCGATCTCCGGCGGATTGGCGCGATAGGCCTGCGCCACCCAGTAGGCGACCGAGTCGTGCATGGCCTCGATCAGCCGGTCGAGGCGCTTGCGGTAGTAGGCCTGCAGTCCCGCGTTCGGGACCACCCGCGGCAGGATCACCTGTCGCTGGCGATGGTGGATGGACACCCGGTCAGGCCGCCCGGAACAGGGTCAGGTATCCGAAGGCCTGAAGGCCGACGATGCAGCCGGCGACCATGATCCAGAGGGTGTGGAACATTTCCACTTCCTTTTTGTTTCAAAGTCGCCTATATGAGGAGCGTGGGCCCGCGAATGCGCGTTGCGCCGCGCTCACACGCACATCACAAGGGAGGTCTCAAACCGGAGAAGACGAATGGCCAAATTCATCTACATCGAGAACGAGGGGGCCCTGTTCCGCGGGAGGTCCCGCGCGTGGCCCAGCGAGGTCTGGTCCCCCACGGAGAAGAAGTTCGTGACCTACACCGGCGACGTCCCCAAGGGCGTCGAGTGGGGCGACATCATCGACGAGGCCGAGGCCCAGAGGATGATGGGCGGCGACTAGGCCTTCGTCGCCTTCTCCCAGGCCGCGCCGTACAGCTCGCGCTGCCGCTCGCGCGCCTGGGTGAACCGTTCGACATCCTCAGGCGACCACGTGTCGTCTGGCTCATCCATGCCGTTCTTGCGGGTCAGGCGCTGCTGCGCCTCGTAGTGGACGTGGCCCTCGTTCTTGGCCGCGATGATCGGCGTCAGGTGGAACTGCAGCTCGGCCACCATGCCGTTGGGCAGCCGCACCAGGGTATTGAGATCGCGGTAGCCCTCGGGCGTCGGCTTGGTGAACCGGTCCTTGGGCTTGGCCGCCAGGGCTAGGCCCGCGTCCTCGGCGGCGATCACGGCCGCCCGCAGCTCATCCATCGACGAAACCGTGATCGAGGCGCGGACCATGTCGCGCAGCTTCGACCAGTTGCCGCCATAGTCGCTCTCGATCTTGGCCCGCGCTCGGGCCTCGGACTTGTTCGGCGCCACGAACAGGAAGTTGTCGCCGCTCTCCAGGTCCTCGGGCGTCAACTGCTCGGGCAGCGTCACGTCGGTCCGCAGCCTCAGCTTGTCAGCCACGACGGAGAGCGCCTCGACGAAGGCGGCGCGGCCCTCCTCGCCCTTGGTCTTCAGCTCCTCCCAGGACGTGGTCGGCTGATCGATCTCATCGACGTGCGGCAGCCCGGACAGCTCCTCCTCGGAGAACGGCGGACGCTCCCTGGGGCTGGCGGGCTCCTGCGCCGCCTTGGCCGCTTCCTTCTCCTTGGACTTCGGCTTCGGAGCCTCGGTCTTAGACTTTCCACCACCGGGGCCGAACTGGCCGGCGTTGCCCGGCTGGCCACGGGGATGGTCCTGTTCCCTGAAGGCGGCGTCCTGGGCCCGCGGGGGCTTGGGATCGCCGCCGGCCGGACGGCGCTCGGGCGGCTTGGGGTTGCCGCCGGCCTTGGGGACCGCGGGCCGGCGCTCGCCGCCGCCGGACGAGGGCGGGAAGCCACTGTCCGGATCGTCCTCTGAGCCGCCCTCGCCATCCGGATCGGCGCCGAAGGGATTGCCGCCCGGTGGTTGCGGCGGCTCCGGCACGGCGTCGGGGTCGATGTTCTGGTAGGGGCTGTCCTTGTCGTTGGCGATCTTCTCGCGGACCTCGGAGGGATCGAGCACGCCCGCGTCGATGTAGACCTTGTCGATGTCGGCGTTGGTCTTGCGGATCGTCGCCTGATCGGTCTCGGTCGGCTGCCAAAGGGGCAGGAACTCGAAGCCGATGTCCTCGTCGATCTCCCCGAACAGCGAGAGCTGCACGATCTTCAGGATGACGTGCAGCGCGTGGCCGAACAGGTGTTCCTGGAAGGCGTGGATGAAGTCGTAGAAGACCCTGATTTCGCCGTCGCTGGAGGCGTTCAGGCCGGAGGGCGTGATGCCGAGCAGGACCACCAGGGGGATGGCGAAGACGCTGGCCATCTGCTCCTGGGCCTGGGCCTGGAGGTGATCGAGCCCGGCGAGCGGCGCCGAAACGTTGGCGAAGTCTTCGCTCTCCTTGTCGACCATCATCAGGCCGCGGTTGTCGCGGACCCGGTTGAACAGCTCGGCCCGCCGGACGACCTGATCGCCGTCGTCGCTGCCGTTCAGGATGTCATTGAGGTCTGTCTTCACCACCCAGACGGTGAAGGCGTGCAGGATGTCGCTGACCGACTGGCGGGTGCGCAGCCAGTTGTCGACGTACGGCTTGGCCATCTGGATCAGGCTGAGGCCGCCGAACGAGTAGGCCGGCTTCAACATGTCCGGGACCTCGCGGCCCACGAAGGTCAGCAGTCGGCTCGCGTGGACCGACTTCTGCATCACGAGCCAGTTCTGCGGCTCGAAGAACTCCGGCTTCAGCGGATCGCGACTGTCGTAGTTCTGCGGATAGGTCCAAGTCGGCTCGACGACGACGAGGCGCTTCAGCTTCTTGCGCCGGCCGATCTTGACCTTCGACACCGTCAGCGGCGTGCGCAGCTCCTCCGACTTCTCGGTGTCGCCGGTGTCCAGATAGATGTGGCCACGGCCGAAGACGCCGTCCAACTCGGCCACGCGGCGAAACGCCTCGCGAACCTTCAGGCGCTTCAGCTCCGCCTCGATCCGCTTCAGCTTCTCGTCGCTGGGCTTGACCCTGCGGGCCGGACGCGGCGGCTTGTTGTGTCCGATTCCCGGCGGGTCGCCCCGCTCGGGATCGACATCGGGCTTCCGGACCTCGGGTTCGGGCTGCTCGGCGTCCTTGTCGGCCTCGCCGGGCGTGGCGTCCTCCTCGTCGCCCTCGGCCTCTGGCTCGACGTCGTCTTCCTCGCCGTTGTAGGTCAGCTTGATCCAACGGCGGGTCATCTCCCGCGCCAGGACCTCGCATCCGCGGCGGTACTCGGGGCGCTGGGCAAGCTCGGCCAAGTAGCCGTAGCCCATGAAGCCGATGCCCTCGCCGAAGTTGTAGGTCGCCGAGTTGAGCTGCGCGAAGACGTCCTCGACGCCGGAGTCGAAGGCCATCTCCGGGGCGTCCTTGGTCAGCGGCTTGGCGGGCTCGAAAGGACGCTCGACGCGCGGGGTCTCGCTCAGCGGCGTCAGCATGAAGCCGCCCGGCCGCCGCTCCATGACGCGGGCGATGGCGGTGTCGCTGATGCGCCGCTTGGCCGGGCGCGCCGGCTCGGCGGCCTTCGCGGATTCGGCCGGCTTCGCGGATTCGGCCGGCTTCGCCGGCCCCCGCCGGAAGGGCCACATCAGAGGGCCTTGATCCTCTGGAAGCTCCGATCCTGGCCCTCGTGCTGGTCGGCGCGGTTGAACTCCCTCGCCACCTTCTGCGGGACGCCGACCTTGGCCGCGAACTTCGGATCATGCGCGGCGGCGGCCATCAGGCGCCGCTGCTCGGGAGACTTGCTCGGCATGGTTGGCTCTCCCTCAGACCTTCGCCAGGACCGCGTCGCTGATCCGCAGGCCGCCGCGCCGCAGGCCCTCCACGGCATAGCGGAGGGCGTCTATGCAATTGGACACCAGCACCCCGTTCGCGAAGAAGTCATGCGTGTCTTCGACCGTCAGGTCATAGACCTCGTCGGCCATTGGCCCAGGCGAAACGCTGAGAACACGTCCGCGAACAAGTTGCCGTCTTGCAGTATCGATTGATGACGAACGGCGTTCCGCACTGAGCGCACTTCCGTTCGACGTCATCGAGCCCCCGGTCACGCCGAAACGCTGACTTGCAGGCATTCGAACAGAACCTGTCCTTGTTCCCGATTCTCTTTGGAAGGAAGGTCCTCCCGCACTGGTCACAAGGCTTGGGTTCAGGAACAAAGTTGACGTAGGCCATGCCACCAATTCGGCGATGCGCCTCATGCCCCTCAGGACTCGCGTGCCACGCCTTGGTGAGATGCCGTATCCGGTCCAGATGCTCGACCTGCCGAGCACGCCGTTCCTCAGTGTAAGGGTGGCGTCGCTTGTGCTCCTCGGGAGGCAGGCACTCCAGATTCTCGATCTCATTGCGACCGGGGTTCTCGTCCTTGTGATGGACTTCCCATCCATCTGGAATGGGCCCGTGATGATGGACCCAGACGTCCCGATGCAGGAGATGCGGTTCCCCGCGGATCGTGCAGCGGAAATAGAGGCGATCCGACTGGCGATCACTCTCCGGATAGCGCCGGTAAGTCCGTCCCAGGAATTTCGTGGTCTCGACCATCTGTCACCCCCGAACACCTCATCCGTGTATCGGAGACAATCAGCCCGGACGAATCCTCTCTGGGTATAAACCTCATGATCCGGTGTACAGACGAAAGAGCCCAAGGTCGTCTCAATCGTTAGAGTGGTTCGCCGTGTTCCCGTGACGCCGCTGAACAGTACGCGTCGATAGCCCAGGCTGCCTTCCACCAAGTCACCGGCCATGACATCCTCAATGGCGACTTCGCCTCGTTGCGTCCGGACCCTCGTGCCCGCCACGAGGCAGTGGTTCTCCTTGTCCGCCAGCTCCGGCAAGACCTCGTCGGTGATCTTGTCGACCTTGTAAGAGTAAAGGCTCAGCTCGTCGATGACATGGACGCAGGTCGGAAGCACGACGATGTCGTAGTTCCGCAGGAACTCGATGCCGTCCTCAAGGCTACCCGGACCCTTTAGAGCCGGCCGGATGTTGAAGCCGGCGCGCTTCATGTAGCTGATGGTCTCGGGCCGAGCGCTGTCGGCCGTGATCGGCCACCTCAGAGCGCCCGGTATCCCGCGCCAGCCGTAGGGGTTCTCCCATTCGCGCCCGTGCTTGGGCGGCGCATTGCCGGCGAACAGGGCCGGCAGGTAATCGATCTCGCAGCCGACCTTGTAGGCCTCGGCGTCGATGAAGAGGGTGTTGCCGCGCTGGTCGGGAATCGCGGTGACCACGTCGTTGCCGTGGGCGTCCTTGCCGCGCTCGATCAACCGCCCCAGGAAGCCCCGCACCAGGACCGAGGGGTCCACACTGAAACCCCAGTCGGCGCCGAACAAGAAGCGCTCGACCACGTCCGGGGTCTCGAAGACCGCGATGCGCCAGTTCTTGAACACCGTGGCCTCGGAGCGCTTCAGATAGGCGCCGAGCCAGATGTGCGCGTACTTGTCGGGATCGCGCCTGCGGTCACGCTCCATGTCGTCGACCAGCTCGGTGGCCCAGAACCACGGGTTGTCGTGGTAGTTGGCCTCGACCACGACAATGGCCGGATCGGACGCCGCGTCCTCGCCGGTCATGAACTTCTCGACCGGGTCCGTGGCCTTCTTGGGGTTCCACGAGAACCAGATTTCGCCGCCCTTCTCGCGGATCGTCGGGTAGAGCAGGTCCAGCGAGCGCTGGCTGAGCGATTGGGCCTCCTCCACCCAACAGATGCGGAAGCCCTCCAGGGACTTGATCGAGTCCGCGGTGTGGTTCTGCATCCCCTCGAAGATGATGACGCCGCAGCGCTCACCGCCATCGTCGAGGATGTGGATCACCTTGTCGGTGATGTCGAAGCGGTGACCGACCTTCAGCTTCCTGATCTTGTCCTCGATCAGGCGCTTGGACGACTGGGCCAGGGTGCGCTGGACTTCGCGGATGCAGACGGCCCGCAGGTACGGATCGTCCAGCGCCTCCTCGATCAGGCTCTCGCCGAAGAAGTGGCTCTTGCCGGAGCCCCGGCCGCCCCTGGCTCCCTTGTACTTCGGCCCCTTCTCAAGGAGCGGCAGGAAGACCTCAGGCGTCTGGAGCCTGAATACGCCATCGAGTCCCAAACCGACGTCGGGCCACTCAGGCGGTGGAATCGCTCTCGGTCGGAAGGATGCGGGTGACGACGGCGCGTTCAAGCTTCACGATCCGATGGGTGTGCTCATGCTCCACCTTGACCATGGCAGGCGTGTCATCCTTGGAGCCGCCGGTCAATGCGACCTTGTCGCCGTAGACCTTGGGCGCGATCTTCTTCGCCCCCTCCATCAACCCCCAGGCAGCCAGCTTGCGCGCTGCCACCGCGTCCTCGCGCGTCAGCTCCACGCCACCGTCCGACTTGTGGACGATCTTTCGCCCCTCCTCGGGGTTCAAGGTGATCTCAACCGCCTGTTCGATCCAGCATCTAGCGCCGAGTTCGCGGGCGCGTGCGACCCTTTCGGCAAACTCTGGGCGCTTCAGCTCCCAACTATTCACGGTCGTGACCGAGGGCATTCCATCGATCTGGCAGATGCGACGCATGAACTCGCCGTTGCTCAGTCGCTCGATGATCTCGTCGGCGATGGCGGGATCATAAATCGAAGGCCGTCCAGGTCCAGGCAGCCCCGTACCGATCCGGAGAGGGACCAGCGCGTTCACTTCTTCAATCCCTTCAGGAACTTGATCGCGTGTTCGGCGTTCATGCCGTGCTGCAGGTCGTTGCCACCGCGCGCAACGACGTGCGCCCCCGGCAGCTTGGTGTCCGGATGCTGTTCGATCCGAGCCGTGATGGTGTCATCCTTGGTCTTGGCGTGCGCGGCGTTGATCGCCTCGGCCAGCTCGGGCCCCAGCATGTCGGCGGTGATCGGGTCAAGAGCCATCAAACCGACTTCCATTCTCGCAACAGGCTTTTGATAGCCTGGACCGATTCTTCCGGGGCTAATCGGAACCACTCACCTTTAGCTCGAAATTGACGAAGTTGACGATGAGCGAAACGCTCAAATTTTCGCGCCTCGAAACCAATCGTTTCTTGAAAGAAAATTCTTAAGTTTTGAATATCTGCGTCAGGATGTGAGGTAGGGTTTTTGAGACTCTTTAGACGCTTCTCGACATCCGCTGAGATGCCGATCTTAACGAAATCATGATTGATCGCGCCGATTACATAAATTTTATCTGGATAATCGACGGCCTCATTCATGAGGCGGCCTTGCTTCATAGCAGCAATTTGCGAATTCAGATGCTCTATTCGTAGATCACGCTTCTTGAGGTCTCTACGAAGAGCATCGATCAAACCGCCAAGAACTTCGTGCCTTGGGCAATCCTTACACCACTCCAAGTATCTCGCTCCCTGCGACGACCTTAGACAACGCTTCGCACTCTACGAGGTAGCGCCCCGACGCCCACCAGCTTCGGCGCTGGTGTGATCTACTCGGTTACCGGGTAGGAGGACAATTACCGGAAAACCACCGGCTTGTCGCACCGTCCGGCCCTATTCGATCCGCCGCCCACTGCGGCCCTTATGTTACTCACATTCTGATAAGGGACGTCGATCTCACGTTCCGCCCCGAAGAACTTCACGATTGCACGAACCTGTCCCCTACTGTCAAGCCGATCCAGGGAGACTATTTTGCCGCAGGCCCCCTCAAGGCCGCACCCGATGACCTCGAACACGTCTCCCACCCGGCCCCGGAAACGATAGCTCAACCGGGTGGCGTCGATGGCCGAGATCATTCCGTTCTCGTCGGCGACGTCCAGGAGCAGATCGATGTCGCGCTTCGGGACCTCCAGCGGCTCCCCGCGCCCGTTGCCAACGACTCCCAGCACACCCGGCAGTTTCTCGACGTGTCTCGGCGAGCCATTGCAGGGGTCGGTGTAGACCATCCGGTCCAGGTCGGCGAACAGGTAGCCTCGGAAGTAGGGTCGCGGTTCACTCACCATCCGCCAGCCACCCCGCCAGCGCTTGCGCTCGGTGACCAGTTCGTAGGGGCAGAAGCACCCCACCCTCAATCGCCTCAGTTCGGCGAGAGCCGCGAACTCACGCCTCGGTTCCGCATAGATCGCCCGCCACGCCATGCCCGAAAGATCACGGCAAAGCTGCGCCTTGGCAAGCGCCCGGATGTCGCATCCGGGATTAAATCCCGAGAACCCTCCTCCGACTTCCATAAACATCTCAAATCGTACTACTCCCCCCACTTTATCTTCTCTCTTCCCCTTCTCTTCTTTTCTTTATTTCTTTTTCTAATTATCCCTTACGCAAGATAGAAAAGAGATGTTTATGGAAGTGGAAAGTGGGTTCTGGGATTAAACCCCTGGTGGTTTTTGTGATCGATTTGTGAGATTATTCAACAATCACAGGTTGGTTTTCAATCAGTCTAAGACTAGTTCGCCTGCAGCCTTGCAGGGACGCCCGCGTTTCTCAGGCATATCATGAACGCCCGTTGCGCCTTGAGCCCTCTGGCGTGCCCCCAGACCCACCACCGGCCTCCCCTGATCAGCCGCCCGTGACCCTCCGACACCGCCCATCGGGCGAATCCATGCCATCCGGGAACCAGCGTGCGCTCATCCCGGTACATCGACATCGCGGCGCTCTCCGCGGCCCTGGCCTGAGTCCAGATCGCCGGCCAGTCCTCCGGCCGCAGGTCCTCCAGTCGGGTCACCAGCGTCCGGAAGGGGTCCAGGTATCCCAGCTCGAAGCGCCGTTCCGGATGCTCCACCCGCATCCAGCCGCGTTCGCCCCTGACGAGGGCGCGCACGTGGTCCTTAGAGCCCACCACCAGCCGGGTCTCCCCGACCTCGATGGACGCCAGTTTCCGGGTCAATTCCCCCGTTCGCCGCGCCATCGGCCTGCCGTTGCGCCACACGGGCCCTTGCGTTTCCATCCGATCTCCTCCATCCTTCCCGCGCTGAAGCCCGCGGGCCCGGCCCATCAAGCCCGCGGACCTTCTCCTTCCGAGCCCCGCCAGTCCTTCACCGGACTGGCGGGGTTTTCGTTGACCCCAGCCCCCCCGAACGAATAAGAAAGAAAGCATACCCGGCGCAGACAGCGAAGGACAAGCTGGTGGTGGCTGGGGCAACGTGGGCGAGCCTCCATCCCGAGGCCATGAGAGACGACCTTTGCCCACCCGCCGCTGAGTTCAGTCCCGCTAGTCCGCGGGCCGGAAGGATCGGGGAGTACGTTGCGACGGCTCTGTACCACGATCCCTTCGACGAAGTGGTGGTCGGTCGGACATGATCCTTGACCCCAGGCCCGATCCCCCTCACTCTCCCCTCGTCGCCATTCCGCCTGGGCCCTCGGACCGCAGGGGTGCGCGACACCAAGGAAGCCCGTATGCATACGGCTTCGGGGAGGGTTGCAGACCACGCATACGCCGCGGTCGCCCTCCCCATCTTGACCCCAGACCCCACCCGCGCCATCCTCTCCCCGTGAACCGGCCCTCAGGGGCCGGCGGTCTCCGTGCCTGGGGAGGAACGGACGGGTGTCGCAGACGCAGCGGACAAGGCTCTGGCCCGTAGCCAACCGGGATGGGAAGCGAGTGGCTGACCAGTCTGCGACACCCTGACCCTTGACCCCACGGCCAAGCTCCGTTACCTCCGCAACGCCGCTGCGGCCCAAGCCGCAGCCACCACGTGAGTGAGAGCCAGGGCGCCGGGACGCCGCGCCCTGCATCACCATCACATCGTCACCTTCTTCTCGACCATCACTGGAACCCTGCCCTTCACCGCCAGCTCGCTCGGCGAGGTCGCCGCGGTCTCGGCGTCCAGCGACAGCACGCGGGCCTTGGGCGGCCACTTGGAGACCATGTTCTGGGCGTCGCCGACGCACCACCCGGAGCCCTTGGCCAGCGCCCGAATGGTGATCGGCTTCTCCAGGCGGTCGTTGTAGTGGCCGCCGTAAATCTCCTGCCGGATGGCGGCCACGATGTCGGCATCGAAGACAAAGCTGTCGCCTGGAAGGCGACCGCTTGCCACGTCGTCCCGCAACCGATCCAGGAGCCCGGCGGCGAAGGCCTGCCCCGGCGAGTAGCTCTCCTCGACAATGATCCGCTTCGACTCCGACCACGGCGCCGGTTCGCCGCGCTGCACGGGCCCCTCGGCGGCCACGAACTCCTCCGCCCAGCGGCGGATGATCCCCAGACCCCCCTCGTAGGCCAGCCAGCGGTTTAGCCTCTCCCAGTAGCCGTCCGAGCGCTTCTTCTCCGACAGCCGCGGGATCAGCCACCGCCGGTCGTCCATGGAGAGCTTCATGGCCCGCATGGAGTTGGAGCAGGCGATGATGTGTATCCAGTTCTCGATCTCGTAGTTGGGCTGGTACTTCTTCTGCACCGTCATGTACTTGTCGGTGATCACCGACTTCAGCTTGTTGTAGGCCTTCGACGAGTGCCCGGAGTAAATCTCGTGGACCACGGCCAGCCGTTTGTGGGCCAGCCAGTAGTTGAAGTTGCTGTCGACGATCTCCTGCTCACTGGGAAAGCTGACGTTCACCTCGCCGACCAGGGGCGTCAGGATGCGCTCGCCCAGCGTGCCCTTCCCCACCCCCTGCATCTCGCTGATCAGCAAGAGGCCGTAGAGCATCCGGATGTCCGGCCGGGCCACCAGGGTGGCCACCCAGCGCATCACCTCGTAGCGATCCTTCTCGCCGGGGATCAGACCCTCCATGAAGTCGAGCCACGGCCCCACGTCCCCGGCTTCGGCCGCGATGGAGGAGGGGCAATAGGTGTTGATGTAGTGGCCCAGGGCCGATCCCCCGTACACCCCCGGCTCCTGGCCCGGCGTGTAGGCCAGCACCGCGGCCTTCGACGCCTCCACCTTCTTCAGCAGCTCGGAGGTCCCGCCCACGTGGGAGAAGGGCGCCGTGCGGGAGTTGAACTCCGCGGCCGACAGCACCCGGTTGGGCCAGTCCTTGTGGATGAACACCTCCGGGGTGACGCAGTGCAGCCACTCCTCGGCGAATTCCGCCCGGATGCGCGCCGCCGGCCGACCCTTGCCGCCCCCGGCCGGCGGGACCAGCTCGGTCGCCCAGGTGGCCGGCTTCTTCAGGTCCTCCAGCCGGGGCCCGATCCAGCGCCCCCCGACCACCAGTGAGGCGGGCGGCGGATCGGCCATGTCCCAGGACCCCGGAAACGACTTCCCGAACGCGACGCCCTTCAGCGACCGCCCCCAGGCCTTCGACACCATCTGCAGCGCCGCCTCGCCGGGGAAGTCGTTGTCGCAGACGTACACGACCTCCAGGGGCGAGACCGACATCAGCTCCTCATAGGCCGTGCGATGGGGAGCCAGCGCACCACCGATCATCCCCCAGTGCTCATACCCCGCCAGCTCATCCGCCCAAGGGTGCGCTCGCAGAGCGCTCCCTTTGTCCGGCTCCCAGAGTCCCATGGCGACGGCTTGGGCCGCCGCCGCCGCCTTGGCCCCCTCGTGCAGCATGATCCTCCGGCCAGCGCTCCCATGGCCCCCACTGGCCTGCAGCCAGTCGGGACCATACGGCTTCCAAAACGGCAGGTCCCCCTCCGGCTCCATCATCACCCACTTGCCGTCGTCCATCATGGTCCACGGCACGTAGCGCTTCGCCCCGTTCCTCATGCGCCTGCGCTCCTGGCACATGACGATCCCCTCGCGCTTCACGTCCCAGAACTCAAAGACGTCGCCGGAGACCTGCCCGCGCAGTCCCTCGGCGTCGCGCGCCAGGATCGCACGCGGGAATGTCACCCCTTCCAGGTCCCGCTTCATCGTTGCGGCCTCTTCTGGCGTCGGTTCATATTCCTTCAAGGAGCATGAAACGACGCCATCAGACTGGATTCGGATGATCGCGCGCTCGACGTAGTAGGCCCCCTTGTGGACCTTGATCATCGCGCGACGGAAGTTGAGCACCTCCGCGCCGACCCTCGCCAGATATTCGGAGACCGACCTGGGATGCCTTGGCGCGCCGCCGGACGCCACGTCCCGACCAGAGCCCGAGCCTCTTGGCATTTATCGCCCCTTTTCCTGGAATTCGCGGTTTCACTAAAACCGCGAATTAAATCCCGACCCGACATCCGGGAAATGCGACTAAAAATCCAAGCTCGACAATTGTCCATAGGACAGCCGCGCGGCGCGACCCCAGGCCGCAAAATTTCCCGCTTGCTTTCTTTTAACCGGGCCCCATACTCCCGCTCCATCGGAAGGGGCCAACGTGACCAACACCCAAGAACCCAAGACCGCTCGCATGTCCCGAGACGACCTCGACGCGCCCCTGCGGCTCGCCGTCGTGAAGTGGCATCACCGGATCGAGTGCGTCTATCTGAACGATCACCGGATCGCGGGCGGCAAGCCCTGGGGCGGCGGCGAGATCGTCAAGGAGTTCACGGTGACGATCCGTGACGTGGTCCGCGCCTATCCCCCGCTGCTGGAGGCGCTCGACCTCGACTACCTGGGCAATCCGAAATGACCACCCAAATGGACGGCGACCGCCAGACCGACATCTTCGCCGCGGCCCTGGCGATGAACCGCGGCGACATCCACGTCACCGTCGCGGACCTGTTCAGTTGCGCCGGCATCGCCCTGGCTCTCCTGGCCAACAACAATCCGGCGACGTCGGAGGCGCATCACGAACTCTGCTACCAGAAGCTCGCGGAACTCTGCCGTTCCAAATACGACCACGTCCGCGCGATGCCGCCGGAGCCCCTTGATGTCCACTGATCCCCCCGCCTTCCTCGCCCAGGCCATCAAGGACGCCCCCGCCGCGCCGCCACAGGGGGCCCTGGAGGCGCTCAGGGCCAAGGCCGCCGAGGTGCGCGCCGACAAGCAGGAGGCCGCCGACCTCCAGGAGCACCTCGACGCCGTCAACAGGCGCATCGTCGAGGCCGAGTCCAAGACCCTCCCCGACATGATGGACCAGCTCGGCCTCAGCCGCCTGGACCTGGAGCCGGACGGCAACGCCCCCGGCATGACCTTCCAGTGCGGTCCGTTCTATCGCGCCTCCATCGCCGCCTCCTGGGACCCGGAGAAGCGCCAGAGGGCCTTCGACTACCTGGACGGCGAGGGCGCGGGCGACCTCGTCAAGGTCACCGTCACCTTGGCCTTCGGTCGCAGCGACCGCGAGCAGGCCGACCGCGTCATCGGCGGCCTGCGCAAGGCCGGCTTCTCCCCGGAGGTCAAACTGGACGTCCCCCACGCCACCCTGACGGCCTGGGTGAAGGAGCAGGTCGAGAAGTTCTCGAAGATGCCCAAGCTGGACCTGATCGGCGGCACGGTGGGCCGCGTGGTCCGCATCAAGCCGCTCGCCGCCACCGACAACACCCGCAAGCCACGAAAGGCCAAGAACTGATGGACGACGACCAACTGGCGCATCTGCGCCTGGAGACCACCAAGCTGATGGTTTCGATCTATCTCCATTCGGAGGACTTCCCGAACCCGAAGGACATCATCGCGTCTGCCGCCGAGATGGCCGAATTCATCATCAACGGAACCGTCCCGCAAGCGGACGGCCAAGCGAAGGACGACTGACATGGCCAAGGCCCCCGCCCCCCTGAACGACCCCCAGCTCCCGACCGTCACCGCCGGCGCCGCCGGCGCCGCGCCGCCGGCCTTCCTGCAGGCCCAGATCGTCGCCGACGCCGGCAGGGGCACGTCGCAGGCCGCCGAGGACAACCTGATCCCGCTGGTCTACGTGCTGCAGTCGAACAGCCCGCAGGTCAATCGGCGCGGCCCGGACTACATCGACGGCGCCAAGGACGGCGACTTCTGGCTGAAGGGGACCAAGACGGTCTTCGACGGCGACGAGGGCTTCCTGTTCCAGCCCTGCTACTTCGACAAGGACTGGGTGGAATGGATTCCGCGCTCCAAGGGCGGCGGCCTCGTCGGCCGCTACCCGACCTGCCCGGACGACGCGGTGGAGACCGAAGTCGAGAGCGACGACAAGCCGGGGACCATGCAGAAGAAGATGGTCCGTCCGAACGGCAACGAGATGATCGAGACCCGCTACCACGTGGGCTACGTCATCCTGCCGGACGGCTCGGCCATGCCCTACGTGATCCCCTTCAAGTCCACCGGCCACACCGTCTCCAAGCAGTGGATGGTGCTGATGAACTCCAAGCAGGTTCCCGGCGGCTCGGCGCCGTCCTGGGCCTGCCTCTACCGGCTGACCACCAAGCAGCGCACCAACGCCGCCGGCACGTGGAACGTGATCGAGGTGCAGGACGCCGGCTGGGTGCAGACCCAGGCCGAGTACGACCGCGGCCAGAAGCTCAACGCCCAGATGGCCGCGGGCGAGAAGGCCATCGACACCGACGACGCCGCCCCGGCCGATCCGGCCCCCGCCGGCAACGACGGCGCCATGTGATCAACCCCATCGGAAGGGACAGAACCATGAACCTCACCTCCGCCATCATGCTGGTCAACAAGGAGGTCCGCCCGGTGCGGGTCTCCTACGACCCCGACGTGCCCAAGCACAACGACCCCAACCGGCTGTTCAAGACCCTCGACCCCACCCTCAAGAAGGACGACTTCGTGGTGGTGCGGACCAGCACCCGCCACGGCTTCACGGTCTGCAAGGTCACCGAGATCGACTTCCGGGTGAACTTCGATTCGCCCCAGGACTACGACTGGATCGTGGGCCGGGTGGACACCGCGCAATTCGACGAGATGGTGCGCCAGGAGAAGATCGTCATCGACCGCATCGGCGACGCCGAGGAGAACCGCAAGCGCGCCGAGCTGTCCAAGTCGCTGGGCCTGGACCAGATCGGCCTGACGGACCTCGACATCGTCCACGGCGCCCGCGCCCTCCCGGCCGCAGCTCCCGGCGCCGCCGGTCAGACTTTCGGCGACGCGCAGCCCCAGGCCCCGGAGCCGCCGACCCCGGCCGATCCGATCTGACACACAAGAATGGCCTCGACGATGACCTCTTGCCCCTGAGTCCCAGAGGAGTGGTCGAGGGTCGCGCATATGCGCGACGGACATAGTATGTCCGAGAGGTCGGACGCAGGAGGGGCGTGGGACACGCGTCGAACTTCCACCCGCAAGGGCGAAGTCCCTCCTGCCAAGATCATCTTCGAAAGGAACACCAACGTCATGGCCAGTTGCCCGAGCTGCGGCCACGCCAGGATCAAGAAGGATCGCCAGGGCCAGCGCCTGTGCCGCCGCTGCGGTCCGCTCCCCGGCTCCGCCAAGGCGGTCACCATGGCCCTCGTGCTGCTCACGCTCGCGGGTTGCGCCAAGGCGCTCGACCGCATGAGCCTCATCGCGGCCTGCCGCCACGGTCACAACGTCTACGCCGACGCCGCCGGTCGCTGGTGGGTGGCCGACTACGACACAACCCCGCTGGAGCGCGTCGCGCCCGGCGCCAAGCTGGAGGACGTCTGCAAATGAGTTCCGTGCGCCTCACCAACGACATGCGCGAAATCCTCGTGCGGCGTCTCCTGACGCACCGCTACAAGGACGCCATCCAGGCGATCATCGACCGTCGCGCCAAGCTGGCCGCCGATGTCTACGACGACGTCTACTCCAAGGCCACGCGCCTGAAGATGAACACCATTCCCGAGGGCTGGCTGCCCGAGGATAACGGCATCAGGGTCCAGTTCGGCGAAAGCCCGCGCGGTTATGCCCGTCTGACTTTCGACGGACGCACCGACCTCTGGTCCCCGTTCCTCCATATCGTCAACCGCAGCAACCAGATCGACTATCGGCTCTTCCCGCAGAAGGACAAGGACAAGTGCCTCAAGGTCTATCCGTTGGAACACGAGTTCAGCCTGACCTATGAGCAGATCGCCGCCGACTGGTCCGCGCTGAAGAAGCAGGTCAAGGACACCGAGGTCCTCCTGACCAGCTCCGTCGCCAAGTTCACCACGATCCATGCCATGATCAAGGACTGGCCCGAGGCCGAGCCCTTCGTCCGCGACTGGCTGATCGCCAAGCCCATCCCGCTGCCGGCGGTCCCGCGCGCCAAGCTCAACGCCATCCTGGACCTCCCCGTCGAGGACGCCGCCGCGGTCACCGCCAAGACCCTCAAGGACAAGGAGCACGCCTGAATGGTCCGCGTGATGGTCCTCAGGGAGGACACCCGCGGCTCCGTCCTGTGGGAGGGCGAAATGCCTCAGGCCCCGGCCAACGGCGATGTGTTCCGCTTGCCCGGCAGGGATTTCAAACAGGTATGGGTCCTGCACGAGCGCCCCTGGACGCCGGGCAATGAGAGGGCCGACGTCCACTTTCTGGCCGTCCACCACGGAAACATCACTTAGAGGAGTGCGGCGTCCGATGCGTATCAATGTCGAGGGAATGCCGGAGGAAATGCGCCGCGGTCCCATGCCCGAGCCCGGCGACGTATTCCGAAAGTACGGCGGCCCATCCGGTTTCTGGGTCTGCGTCGCCGTGCGCGGCCAGAATGCCCACCTCCTGGCGGTGGACATGTCCGGCGACATCACCGGCTGCCAGACCTACCCGGCGCACTACTTCGAGCGCAACTCCTACCGCTTGGCCGGCCGGGTGCGTTCGCTGCCCGATCTTGAGGTCGACTGGTTCGAGGGATGCCGCCCGTGACCACCTACCCCTCGCACAATACCCTCTCCCACATCGACGCCGTCGCCCACGAGCTGATCAGTGAGCGCGTGCGTCAGATCGCGGAAGAAGGGAATACGATCCTGCGTGATGATTCCTATTACTTGGGTGAGATCGCAGCGGCGGCAAGCTGCTATGCCGAGTGGTCAACCTATTCGGATTCAGTTCGAGAGACGTGTAAGGATCAATTTTCTCCGCGCTGGCCGTGGGGCAAGAGCTGGTGGAAGCCCAAGGACCGCCGTCGCGACCTCGTGCGGGCCGGGGCCCTGATCATCGCCGAGATCGAGCGCCTGGACCGCGCCGCGTCCCGGACTAAGACCGGATGACCGTCGCAGTCGTCGACCTCGATGCCCTGCGCCTCTCCGGCTGGCGCGAGGACCTGCGCGCCCAGGGCGACTGGCACGTCTACCACGCCGCCGCCATCAACGACCCGCCGGACCTGCGCCTCTGCCTCCTGGTGCAGGGCCTGCGCCGCAGCGCCGTCGAGATCGTTCTGGTGACCGACCAGCCCTCGGGCTGGATGATCCGCTGCCAGGAGTGGCTGGCGCGCCACGACGTCCCCGGCGACGTGCTGATGATGCGCAAGCCGAACGACTTCCGGCCCTCCCACGAGGTCAAGGCCGAGATGATCCAGGTCGGGCCCCAGGAGATGCTCATGGGGGAGCCGGCCTTCATCCTCTCCGAGGACATCCGCTTCCTCGATGCCGCCCGCGCCATGCTGCCCAATCTGATGACGCTTGAGGTGACGCGGTGATCGACATCGTCTGGAAGCTGACCCGCAACTCCGCGCGCGTCTGCGCGGTGTGGATCATGCGTCCGCCGTCGATCACCGGAAATGAGTGGACGGACTTCTGGGAGGGCCGTGGCCCGGCCTTCCAGCGTCGTTCGCTCGACTTCGACCACCACCGGGCCGTCGTCTTTGGCGCCGTGATCTATCGGCCGCCGACCGTGCTCTCCGAGGAGTGGGACCGCTTCTGGAGCACGCGCACCACCATGCACCCCGGCCTGACTATGGATGACAACCGCGAGGCCGACAGACGTTGGCCCTGGAGCAGGAAAGACCTTCGCCGTGCCGGACATTGACCTCCCCACTCTCAAATCCCTACTCGCCAGGGTCGAAGGGGCGACGGGGCCGGATAGGGAATTGGACGCCGCGCTCTGCGAAGTTCTGTTTGGCGTCAAGGTGGATCGCAGCGGCTCGCTCTGGGGCGTTTGGTCTATGGAGGCAACTGGCCGCCCAGACTTGGAAGGCGTGCCGGAAAGCGTCTTCGACAAGCTCCCACTCTACACCGCCTCTCTCGACGCCGCGTTGGCGTTGTGTGAGCGGGTGCTACCCGGCGAAAGCTGGGGCCTTCAAAATAACGACCGCGGCCAGCGACTAGAACCACATCACAAGTTCTGGGCGGCCATCGGCCTGTACGAGCCGGGAGGCAAGTATCAGGGCTCGGGCGCAACCCCCGCCATCGCCCTCCTCGCCGCCCTCCTAAAGGCCCTCATCTCCCAGGAGCAATCCCATGCCTAAGCTCCGCTACCGCAATTGGTGGATCGACTACGATCCCCCGCCGATCCCGTCTCGCAACTGCGACTGGCACTTCTGGCACGACGACTACGACGGCGCGCCCACTTACGGCGACGAGGGACCAGCGGACAACCGCTGCGGTTCCGCGCCGAGCCTGGAGGCGGCGAAGGCCGAAATCGACCTCTGGTACGACGAGGAGTTCGAATGCTCCCGCTGCCGAGAAGCGTCGCCCGATAGCTGTCTCGCCCTCGTTTGCCCCGACCGCAGGCCGTTGGAGGAACCCAATGCCTGAACAGGCGAAGCCCGTCCAACTCGTGGGCCACGAAGCCTATAGCGAACTGTTCGACGCCGCCCAGGTGGTGCTCGACTGGATGCGCGACGACCTGCGCCCCTATGAGCGCCCGGTCGACAAGTTCAACCGCCTGTCCGACGCCATAGATCGCGTCCGTGAAGCCCATCAGATGCACGGCTTCAGATTCGAGGAGCCGCCTCATGCCTGAACAGGAACTCCGCGAGCAGATCGCGAGGGAAATCCATCGACATATCCCTGCCCAGGTAAGGGGAATGGGGCTCGGTCACGATGAAGGGGGCATCGAAAAGGCTGTCGATGCGATCATCGCCCTGATCGACCCCGAGGACCCCACTGAAGGCCTGCCCGGCAAGCTGACGCAGATCGTGGCGCGGGCCAACCAAGGGCTGCTGCTCAACGGCGGCGAACTGGAGCTGATCGAAGAGGCTGCACGCCGTCTCGCCCTTCTCCCTAAGGACGAGTGGCGGACGATGGAGACGGCGCCGCGAGACGGGCGGCTGTTCACGATCTACCACAAGGTTTGGCGACGCTATCGGATCGTCAATTGGGACGATGGTCCGCGCCACGGCGAGCCGGGCTGGTCAGTACCGGACGGGCGTGAGGGGTTCATTCTCCGGCCCGGATCGGTGACCGCCTGGGTGTGGTCGGGTCAGGCCCTCCCCGCCCCTCCAACCCTCATCTCCCAACAGGAGGCCGAGTAATGGCGAGGGCTGGTCATAATACTAGATACGACGCCGATGTGGCGGCACTGGTCGCCAAGCTGCACGCGGCTCGTGACAAGGCGCAGATTCCCGACCGCCAACACGCCTCCGGTGCAAAGATGCCGGACGGTTGTTGGTCCTGCGTCCACTATAGCAACCAAGGCGGAAATGTTCGCGGAACGCCTCCTTGGCCGACGTGCGCCCTCTCTCTTGAACACCCCGAGTGCGGGCGCTGGGAGCTGAGCGAGCAACCTTGGCGCTATGACTTTGAGTGGCGCTCCGCAGGACAGGACCCCAACCATGACTGAAGATCAGAAGCTGGTGGAGCGGTTGGAGACTGACGCCAAGGCGGCGATGGGACTCGCTGATCGTATCGGCAATGGTCGCGAAATCGACCCCGGAGCCGCCGATTCCATAATCACCGCGCTTGCGAACGCCAGCCGCGCCGCCGCCGACAGGATCAGGGCGCTTGAGGGGGAGAACGCGCGACTGAAGCCTGTTCCCTCCAAGTTCGAGGACATGTTCAGCGTCGTCTACCGCACGGGGGAGCTGACCGCCGAAGACTACGACGAAGCCATCGAGGCGCTCCAGAACGCCAAGATGGCCCTAGTCGAAGGCGACAGCATGGGATGCCGGGTCTGCGAGGACAGCGGCCACGGCGCCGGCGAATGCCACCACAACCCGCTCCTACTCGCGCGGCAATGGGCGTCGGCGTCGCGCTTCTGGCAGTGCTGGCATTGCGGATTTGTCGCGACGAACGACGCCGAGGGGCGTGAGCATTTCGGCGAGCATGACGGTGAACTGCCCTCGTGCATCAGGACCGAACTCGAAGCCCGCGCCGAACGCCTTCAGGCGCAGGTGGAGGCGCAGGTGGAGGCGCAGGTGGAGGAGTTGAGGGAGGGGCTAGGGCACATTCGCGACGGCGATTGGAACCTGGCTCTCGGCTTAAAGGTTCCTGATCGTCTGGATGTCCACGACTACGCGAGGCTTTTGCTCGCCCATTCCCTCCTCTCCAAACAGGAGAAAGAAGGATGAGCAAGGTTCCTCCCGGGACCTCTCCCGGTCAACCTGTGGGGCTCGCCCAAGAGCTCGCGACGCCTGATCCTGCCTCTGCCTATCGGCTCAGAGACGAGCGCATCGCGCAGGGTCGGGCCGACGTGCTTCGACTGATGGCGACACGCCTTCCGCGGCCGGAAGACCCCGTGTCGATCTCGTCCGAACTGGCGGCCGGCCTGAGGCAAGCTCTGGCCGAAAACGGCGCTTACATGGGCGTCGAGCGCGGCCGCGTCTCCCTCAGTACCGAGCCCTTTAAGCCCGGCTCGGGAAGCCCGGGAGTGTTCATTCCGGCCGATGTGTACGCGCGCCTGCTGAACGAGCTCGGCATGCCCCGCTTCAACTCAGAGCCGCACGGATCGTGCGCAACCTGCGTCTTCGCGCGCCCGGACGGCTCTGACCGTGGATGGTCGGGGCCGTGCTCGGGGTGCGGGACGGGACACCCTTGCTATGTGCCGCGCGATTTCGAGGCAGCGCCGAAGGCGTCGCCGCAGGGCGAAGCACGCGTTCCGGGAGGCAACACAACCCGTTCCGGGAGCCCCAAATGACTGATGAAGCGAAGGGCGTGAAGCTGACCCATGAGACGCTCGTCGGTCTGCAATGGGCGCGTCGGTGCAACGATGAGTATGGCGTGGGCTACCTAGGCCCGACCGTGAAGCGCCACGGCCCGCTACCAGAGTACGCCGGCGCCGTGACGGCCGGCTTTCTCCGGTGCGAAACGGACGTCTTCGACAGTCGTCGCACCGAAATTCTCGGCTATTTCATCACCCCCGCCGGCCGACAAGCCCTCTCCTAGGATGGTGAAGGGTAGTGAGCTATCCGGCCTTCATCTTCGACACCGAGACCACGGGCCTCCTGGACACGCGCCTGATCCCGCTGGTGCGGCAACCGCGGATCATCGAGTTCTACGGCGCCATGGTCGACCTCGACGCGGGACCCGAGCCCCTCTGGGAGCTGGACACCCTCCTGAACCCCGGCGTCCCGATCTCCGAGGAGATCACCAGGATCACCGGCATTGATGACGAGATGGTCAGGAACGCCCCGACCTTCGACGCCTTCGAGCCCCTGCTCTCCTGCGCTTGGACGCAATCGTCCATGGTCGTCATCGCCCACAACGCCTCCTTCGACGTGGAGATGGTGGACATCGAGTACGAGCGTCAGGGACTCCACGTGTTGTGGCCGCCGGTGATCTGCACCGTCGAGCAGACCGTCCACCTGAGGGGCCATCGCCTCAACCTCCAGGCCCTCCACGAGCTGCTTTTCGAGGAGCGCTTCAAGGAGGCCCACCGGGCGCGCAACGACGTCCGCGCCCTTATCCGTTGCTGTGTCGAACTCCGAAAGAGAGGCTGCCTGTGATCTGGTACATCGTCATCCTTCTGACCACCGGCCAAGCCGGGGTCGCCTACGACGGCGCTACGATGCGCCCGCTGGAATTCCACACGGCGGCGGCTTGCGACGCCAAGCTGCAGTCCGGGACGAGGATCGGCGCGCCCGGCGTGGCCTTCGCCTTCTGCGCCCGCGGCCGGGAGCTGACCGCGGCGCCGCCGCTCGCCGGCCAGCTCGTCGTGCCGCCCTTCGCGACGCCCGCGGCGCCGGTCGCGCTCCCGCAGGCCCCGGAGAAGAAGTGATGCCGGTCGGCGGCTGGCGCACCGGCCGGGAATGGGGCGACCTGGACGTCGCCCTGGTCCTCGTGCTCGCGCGCTACGGCTACACCTACGATGAGGCCGCCAAGCTGCTGAAGCGCAGCCGCAACTCCGTGGCCAGCGTCGCGCGCCGCTGCGGCATCGCCTTCCCGCGGCTGAAGCCCGGCCGCCACTACCCCTACGCCGACCGCAAGGACCCGCGCCGTGGCCGACCGACCCCGACTCGCTGACCTCGCCTGCAAGGCCGGCGGCGCCGCCCGCGGCTACGCCGCCGCGGGCTTTGATGTGACCGGCTTCGACCTGGAACTACAGCCCAGGTATCCCTATGACATGGCCAGGATCGGCGACGTCCTGACCCTCAATCCCATCGAAATGGCAAAGGACTTCGACGCCTTCCACGCCAGTCCCTCCTGCAAGGGCTACACGGCGATGCGCCACGCCCATAACGCCAAGACCCACGCCCGCGAAATCCCCGCCTTCGTCGAGTGGCTGCAGGCCACCGGCCGTCCATGGATTCTGGAGAACGTCGAGGAGGCGCGCGAGGAGATGCGCCGCTGCGTGGCGCTGGATCGGCGGCTCCATGGCCCCATCACCCTCTGCGGCTCGATGTTCGGGCTCGGGACGCAGGGCTGTCGCCTGGAGCGTCATAGGCTCTTCATCGCCAATTTCCCCATCCAGGCTCCGGCCCACCATCCGCACGATCCGGACATCCCCGTCATCGGCGTCTACGGCGGCCACGCCCGCAAGCGGTCCTCCCGTCACGGCGGACGCGGGACGAAGGACGTCTGGGAGGGCGGCCACCGGCAGGCCGCCGCCGAGGCGCTTGGCATCGAAGTCGGCGCGATGACCCTGGACGAACTCTCCGAGGCCATCCCGCCGGTCTACACCAAGTTCCTGGGCCTCCAGCTCATGTCCCACCTCAAGCTCATGGAGCACGCCGATGCCCTCGCCAGCGCCTGAACCCAGGACCCCCACCGCACTGGACCTGCGCGCCGCCGCGGACGCCCTGGATCGCCGCGACCGCATCCAGGCCTGGAAGACGGTGGACCTCAGCAGCGCCAAGATCGTCGTGCGCTGGAACACCGGGAGCCTTGTGCCGGGCTACGACGACATCTCCAAGGAGTTCGCCGCCATCCTGGACGATCAGGCCAACGCCTTCCGCGATCAGGCCATCGCCCGGATCGAGATGGACTGCGACATGAAGCTCCAGGCGGCGGGGATCAAGATATGACCTGCGGCGTCTACAAGCTAGTCGCACCGTCCGATAACTTTTACATCGGATCGAGCAAGAATATCAGGAAAAGATACAACACTCACATGCGTGAGCTAAGACTTGGTCTTCATAAGAATGAAGCCCTTAGCCGAGCGTTTAAGAAATACGGAAACCTTGAACTTTTCATTGTTCTGATCTGTCTTCCAGAGGACAGGATTATGTACGAGCAGGCATGCATCGATGCTCTATGTCCTCGATACAATAACTCGAAAATCGCCGGGAAAGTCGAGATGACCACAGAGGTCAGGGCCAAGATCAGTGCGGTTCATCGCGGAAAGACGATGTCGCCCAGGACGCGAAGAGCCATTTCCAAAGCGCTAAAGGGGCGGTGTCATTCTGCGGAGACCATCAAGAAAATCTCCGACACCAAGAGGTTGCGGTATCCGCCAAAACCGAAGGCGGAAAAAATTCTGAGACCGAGGGTCATCATCTTTGGACGAAGACACACGCCTGAGGAGCTGGAGAAGATGTCCCGGAAGGCGTTGGGGAATCGGCGTGCTGCGGGTCATAAATGCACTCCTGAAGCCAGAGCGATCATGTCCGCAAAGGCCAAGGCGCGCTGGGCCAGGATGAGGGCAACCGGTGTATACTCTCTTCAGACACCCGAATCGATTGCAAAGACCCTTGAGACCAAGGCGAAAATTCGGGGCGCGACGGGATGCGCCTGAAAACTGGATACAGCTTCAAGACCGCTGTCGGTTCCCTTGAAGAGGGGATCGCGCGCCTGAAGGCGCTAGGAGCCACCGAGGCGCCGATTGCTGATCGGTGTAGCACCTTCGGCTGGACTCGCTGGTGCAGGCTAGCTGAAAATGTCGGTCTTAGACCGGTACTGGGAGTTGACCTCGCAATGGTCCCAAGGCTTGGCGAGAAGAAGCCTAGCCCAAGCTATGTGACCATGTACGCCAAGGACGACATCGCCGCCGTGCATGCCGCCATCGCAAAGGCCACTTGGAATGTCACCAAGGAGCCCATGCTCACCTACGAGCAGGCGTTAACGCTTCCGGGTTTGATCAAGATCGCCGATGAGAAACTTCGCGTGGATGAGTTACCAAAGGACTTCAACGACGAGACGTACCCGGACTTTTACGTCGCACTCTCTCCGTCCGTTTCCAAGGGCCTTGCTCGACTGGTGAATGACAATGGGATCAGGTGGCTGGCCTCGTCTGACAACTATTTTTTCACCTCTGATGATCTTGAGTTCTACAGAGTGGCCATGGGTCGTAGGGGTGGAACCCAAACTTACCCCAGATATCTCCTGTCTCAGGACGAATGGCTCGCTGACATGGCGACCAAAGACTATGTCACAGACGAGATGATCGTGTCGGCTGTGGCGAATAAAGATTGGGCCATTGATCAGTGTCGCGCCACCCTGCGCAAGGGCAAGCTGCTGAAGCCCGAGCGACCCAAGACCCTTTTCGAGATGTGCGCGGACGGCGCCGCACGGTTGGGGGTTTCTCTTGAAGACGGCCCCTACGCCGAGCGCCTTGAGCGCGAGCTGAAGCTGATCGAGGAGAAGGACTTCGAGGACTACTTCTTCATCGTCGCCGACCTGATCGCCTGGGCCAAGCAGGTGATGATGGTGGGCCCCGGCCGCGGATCGTCGGCCGGGTCGCTCGTCTGCTACCTGTTGGGAATCACGGCGATAGACCCCCTGGAGCACGGGCTGCTGTTCGAACGGTTCATCGATGTCAGTCGAAATGACAGTCCTGACATCGACATCGATTTCGACGACACCCGCCGCGATCTGGTGTTCCGCTACGCCGCCGAGAAGTACGGCGCCGACCGCGTCGCGCGCCTGGGAACCGTGGGCTTCTTCAAGGAGAAGTCGGCGATGAATCAGGTCTGCGCCTCGCTGAAGATTCCGAAGTGGAAGGCGGACGACCCCCTGGACCGGGTGCTCAAGGACTACCCCGAGGCGGCCATCGTCGAGCGCCTGGAGGGCCATCCGTCCCACTCCAGCCAGCACGCGGCCGGCCTCTTACTCACCGATGAACCTACGACCGCCTATGTGGCTATCGATTCACGAACCGGCGCGGCATGGTGCGACAAGAAAGACGCCGAGCAGATGAACCTGCTGAAGATCGATGCCCTGGGACTGACCCAGATGGGCGTTTTCGGTCGGTGTATGGAACTGATCAGCAAACCGGTGACCAGCGCGTGGCTGGAGAGCCTGCCCTACGACGACGCCTCCGCCTTCGAGGTGTTCAACAGGAAGCAGTACAGCGGCGTCTTCCAGTTCAACGGCAACGCCCTGCGCGGACTGGCCGCCTCGGTGAAGGTCGAGAGTCTCGACGACATCGCCACCCTCTCGGCCCTGGCGCGGCCGGGCCCACTGGATAGCGGCGCCGCGCGCATCTGGGTGGCGCGGCGCAACGGTCATGATCCGAACTGGCGCGACCACGTCCATCCCCTGCTCCGCGAGATTGTGGACGAGACCTACGGCGTGATCGTCTACCAGGAACAGCTTATGCGGATCGTCCGCGAGGTGGCCGGCTTCTCCTGGGAGGACACCTCCAAGGTGCGCCGCCTCGTGCAGTACAAGGACGCGATGGACGAATTCGCTCAGTCGTTCGTGGACGGCTGTGCGAAAGGCGGCATGTCGGAATACGACGCCCAGGCCCTCTGGCAACAGCTCGTGACCTTCGGCGCATACGGATTCAACAAGTCCCACGCCGTCGCCTACGGCGTCGTCTCCTACTGGTGCGCCTACCTGAAGGCCCACCACCCCGCGGCCTTCGCCGCCGCCACCCTGGACGCCGAGGCCGACCCGGCCAAGCAGATCGCCATCCTGCGCGAGCTGGCGGCCGAGGACATGGGCTACGTCCCCCTGGACGTGAACCGTTCCGTGGACCGCTGGACACTGTCCGAGGATGGCAAGCTGCTGATCGGACCCCTGACCACGGTCAAGGGAATCGGTCCCGCCAAGCTGCAGGAGATACTGGACTCCCGCCGCACCCGGCAGCCCCTGCGGCCGACCCTGCAGAAGCAGCTCGAAGGCGCGTCGACCAGCATCGACACCCTCTTCCCGATCCGCGACGCCATCCGCAGGCTGCACCCCGATCTGGCCGCCAGCGCCAACATCGTCAGTGAGCCGTGGGAGATCGCCGACTGCCAGTGCGGCGTGCGCGGCGAGGTGCTGGTGCTGGGCGTCGTCAACCGGGTCACGGTCAAGGACGAGAACGCGCCGGAGAACGTCGCCAAGCGCGGCTACGAGATCAAGCCCCCCTTCACCAAGTCGCTGAACCTCTTCATCCAGGACGACACCGACGAGTGCCTCGCTAAGATCGACCGGCGCGACTGGGAGCGGCTCGGTGCCGATGTCGCGCTGGCCCAGGCCAAGCCCGGCAAGAGCCTCTACGCGATCAAGGGCACGATCCCGCCCGGTTTCCGCATGTTGAGCGTGAAGCGCATCCGCTACCTCGGGGAAATGACATGATCAAAGAAGCCAAGTTCGCCGAATCCGGCGTGGAACCGATGGCCATTGAATATGCACAGGACGGCATCAAAGAATCCGGTTACGGGATGCTTTTCAAGGAACGGGAAATCCTCCTGCTCTCCATCGCCGTCAGCCTGAAACGAATCGCCGATGTCGCGGAGGCGTGGCGTGGCGACTGACGGCGGTCTGCGCCAGCTCTTCCGCAAGCACATTCCCGAGGCCCACATGCAGGCCATCGAGAGCTGGTCGACGGGTCAGGGCGTGCCGGACATGAACCTCTGTCTGGAGGGCTCCGAGGTCTGGATCGAGAACAAGCAGACCAGTGCATGGGCCTTGGCCCATCCCCTGACTCCGGAACAGGTGGGCTGGATCGAGCGCCGGGCCCGCGCCGGGGGGCGCGTGTTCATCGCGGTGCGCCGCCAGTGCGCCGCCGGCATCCGGCGCGGGCCCGCGGTCGACGAACTCTACATCTTCCGGCCCGACTGCGCCCGCGCCCTGGCGGCGACCAACAGCATTAAGGACATTCCACCCTCCCTGGGGCCGTTCGGCGGCGGCCCCTCCAGATGGGACTGGGTCGCCATCAAGACCCTGTTCGCCGAGAGAAGGGACTGACCATGAAACCCGACGATCAACCCGACGATCAACCCGACGATCATGAGCCCGCGGACCTCCGCACTCCCGTGCAGCGTCTGATGGAGCGCATCGACGCCCACGAGGCGGAGGGCGCCGCCATCGAGGAGGAGCTGGCGCGGCTGAAGCTGACGCGCCGCAACATCAATTCGATCCGCACCGCCCAGGCCCAGGCGGCCAGGGCCGACGAGACACTGAAGAAGCTCTTGGGCCTGGGTGCGTCATCCTGACCCTCCCCATTGCCAAGCTAGGCGAAGCGTGAGAGGCTGGGATCGCTGACATCGAACATCAGCAACTCTCCTTCCTGTGATGCGCCCCCTGGGAGCCCCTCGGACCACAACCCGAGGGGCTCTTCCGTTGTGGCTCGGGGAGGAGGATTCGAACCCGCCATTGACCGGACCAAAACCGGCAGTCCTACCGTTGGACGATCCCCGAATGCGCAAGACCCGCAGCCGAGCCTCGACTGCGGGTCCTCGGTTCGATGATTCCAGCCTCTTCGAGGCCCCTCGCGGGGCGATCACACCGTCGAGCGCGGCATAGCGTGATGGTCAGGGACCACTTCCGATGGCCGAGACGATGCCTGAAAAAGAAAATGCGTTCAAGCGTGAAAAGCCACTTCCTTTTTCTTTCAGGAGCGCCTATCTTACGACTCGGAAGGAGACACGAGATGGCCAAGACCCTGAAAGCCAAGGCCCAAGCCGCCAAGACGGCCCAGCTCGAAGCGATGCGGAAGGCCGCGGAAGCCGGCGACAGCTTCGCCGTCTACTGGCTCGCCAGCGCCAGCGCCTCGGTCGCCTTCCACTACCAGCATGGCGTGATCCATGCCTATCCGCTTTACGCCCACAGATACCAGTGCTAGAGTTTCCTTCATTGGGGCAGATGTCCCTTAGCTGATGGAGGTTTCCGTGACGCAAGATCAAATCAAAGCGCTTAGCGATCAGGAGCT